TACAATCTTTGTGGAACCTGGTAGCAATGTATTTGAACAGCGACAGCTATTGGTTGCTCCCGACGGCGATGAAGCGGTGCAGGGATTATTTGGTTCTTCTGTAACCATGAGCCAAGATGAACGCTGGATGTACATCGGCGCTCCAGATGACAATGCAGTTTATGCATTTACTCGTGTTGATGTGCAATCTCAGTCAGTGACTTATATTGGTGATGGAATTACCACATCGTTCAACTGGAGCGACAGCCTAGTTATTGACTCAAACTATCCTGATCAATTGGCTGTGGTGTTAAACAATGTATTGTTGACTAACTCCACCGACTACACTGTTACTGCATCCACGGTAGAGCTTAACTCTACTCCTACAGTGGGGCAAAGAATTGTAATAACTCGCAGACAGTTAACACAACTTGATCAACAAACATATACCGGTGTAGCTCCGTCAAGTACCAGCGGTGCTGGACTTGGCGCAGAGTTCACAGTTAACCGCGTGCGTGGCGTGTACACTGTTACCTTGGAATCACCAGGTCAAGGTTACGCTGTTAACGACACCATTACAATTAATGCATCGGTTGTTGGCGGCGGAACAAGCCCGGCTAACAATATAACAATCACCGTGGATGCAGTTACTAATGTGTTGTCTGGTGAGATTAGTGAAATTTCCTACACCGGCAGTGGCGTGTCAAATACCAGTGTGTTTGCGCTCAACCAAACTCTGGCCACAGCAACCTCGCTTCATTCCTTTACTGTGCGAGTGGGCGATATGTTGTATCGTCCAAATATTGATTACACGTTTGACCCAGTCACTACTCAATTGACATTCGTTACTATTCCAGTACCTGGCGCAACAATCTTAGTTGACAGTAGTTCACATTTTGATTTTGTTGAAAAACTCACAGTACCGGGTATTGATGCTGACGCTCAATTTGGTAAATCGGTTAGTGCAACCACTACTGGTTCGCAAGTCATGATTGGTAGTCCAGATTCAGATGCAAATGAAGAAGGACTGGTTTATGTATTTGATCGTAGTTTAGAAAAGTTTACAGTCACAGATGCAACTCAGACTGAGTATACTACTCTAAACAGCATGTTGACTCCAGGATTTGTTGCTGTGTCTGTCAACGGTGTTTATTTGTTGCAGACTGGATTAAACATTGGTGGAACATACAGTGTGGACACTGGCACCAAAACTGTTACAATTACTTCTCCTCTAGCAGTTGGAGATATTATACAAATTGAAACCAATCAATTTAGTCTGTTGCAAACCATACAGTCAAATAACCCAGTGGCTGCGGCAAGATTTGGCCTAAAAGTTGATCAGTGTGTGAATGATTGCAGTCTGTATATTTCGTCACCATATGATTCAGCTATTCTTTCACAAGCCGGCAAAGTTGAAGTGTATCGAAATCAAGCTCGTCTCTACGGAACAATAAGCACCACTGTTGCAAACCCAGTTTTGACAGAGGATGACTACATTCGAATTGATGATTATTTTGTCAAATGCACCGGTACTACTATTGCTGACTTGATACTTGATATCAATACTGCTGGTATACCCAATGTAATTGCAATGCCCACTGAGGATCTAGTGTTGCAAGGCGACGGTACAACCCGCGTGTTTGATATTGGTACCACCTATACAGATGCTTCTAGTTACACCACAGTGGTATACATTGAGGATGTGTTGCAGACATATGGCAGTGATTACACCTACGATAATACTGTTCAACAGATTACATTCACAATTCCGCCATACAATACTGCAGACATCACTGTGGTTTCTGGACGCATGATGCTGAATGTTAAAAATATTCAATCAACTCAGCGATTTAACAGAATGTCAGTTTTGCCAGGGTCGGGCACACTGTTTAATGATCTAGGATTAACTGTTTATTCTTGGGCTCAGGAGATTGTTAGCCCAGTACCGCAAACTCAAGCAAACTTTGGCCTGGGTCTATTCATCAGCGACGACACCCAAACTTTGATAGTGGGTGCTCCAAATGGTAACATGATTGCCCCAACAACATTTGATGCTGGCAATACATATTTTGACTCGTACAGCACACCTTTTGCTGATCCAGTTCAGCAGAGTGGAGCCGTGTATGAATATGATTTGCTAACCGCAGTTGACGAATCGATAACTAACCCGGCAAAATTTGTATTTGGCCAGCAGTTTGTAAATAGCAGTTTGCAACCATTAGATAACTTTGGTGCTGCAATCGATTACACTACTGGTGTTATGTTGATCGGTGCCCCTGGATCAGATCTTGGAGACAGTAGCCTGTCAAACTTTGGCCAGGTATTACAATATCACAATCCAAATTTATTGCCAGCTTGGATACCTGTTAGAGTGCAACAGCCGGTGGTTGATGTTAACTTACTCAATACCATATTCATGTATGATCGTGTGAGCAGCTCGCCACAGGAGTATTTTGACTTTTTTGACCCATTACAAGGCCGATTGTTGGGCGTGGTGCGTCAGAACATAGATTTTATTGGTGCAGTGGACCCGGCAACATACAACACGGGCAGTGTGAATAATTTTGGCCAACAATGGGGGCAATCTCGTGTTGGACAGGTCTGGTGGAATACATCAAATGTGAGATTTATTGATCCACACCAAAATGATATTGTGTATGCGAGCCGACGCTGGGGACAAATATTCCCTGGTAGCAAAGTTGAAATGTATCAGTGGATAGTAAGTCCATTGCCCCCAGCAGAGTACGTTGGACCAGGCACCCCGTACAGTATCACCAGCTATGATGTGACCACATCAGTTAATCTTCAAGGATTTATTGAAACACAATATTACTTCTGGGTCACTGGTATTGCAGAAACAGCAACAGTTGCTGGTAAAACACTGAGTATTAATACATTAACCAACTACATTGAAAATCCGCGCAGTAGTGGTATTAGTTATCTTGCTCCAATAGATGCCAGCACAGTGGCCATTTACAATGGTTTACAGTATATCTCTGCACAGGACACTGTGCTGTATATAGAGTATGATCAACAAGCAACAGATGCAGCAGTGCACGTTGAGTATCAGCTGATTGCACAAGACCGTCCAGATGCGTTCCTGGATGCATCCTTGTATCGAAAATTCCTTGACAGCATGACCGGATCTGACTCAGCTGGTAATGCTGTGCCTGACCCGTTGCTGAGTCCTAGCGAGCAATACGGTATTGAATATCGCCCACGTCAGAGCATGTTTGTTAATCGATTCCTTGCACTGAAAAACTATATTCAGCAAACCAACGCAGTGCTGGCCCTGTATCCAATAACCGAGATTCGATCATTTAATTTACTAAACAGTGCAGAGCCTGAACCAGCTGCAACTACCGGAGCTTGGGACAAGAGAGTGTCCAATATTGAAGAATTAGGATACCAAGACCTGCTTGAAGTTCCAATTGGCTATCGATATCTTGTGGTTAGTGATAGTACCAATAGTGGTTTCTGGACAATCTATCAAGTGGTTGCTGGAATTTTACCAGGCGAGCGTAATCTAAGTTTAGCACGAGTGCAAAACTATGATACCAAAATATACTGGTCTCGTATTGATTGGTTTAAGGCCAATTACAATCCATTGACACGCATTTTACTAGAAGTGCCCAATGTTTCTTCACTAGACACGATCACAGTACCGACTGGCAGTGCAGTCAAGGTAACTGCTAATGCTCAAAACTTGTGGGAAATTTATGTCTATACCGGCACCAGCTGGGAACGTGTGGCACTACAACGCGGCACTATTGAGATATCTCCTGCATTGTGGGATTATAACCTGGGACGATTTGGATTTGATAGCGAAGTATTTGACGCACAGTACTATGACGAAGCCCCGATTACCGAAACTCGAAAGATTCTTGAAGCAATCAATCAGGAGTTGTTTATTGGAGAATTATTAATTGAACGTAATCGGTTGTTAATGCTGATGTTTAATTACATCCTCAGTGAACAACAAGCACCAAATTGGCTAACCAAGACCAGCTTGATTGATGTTGATCATACCATTCGAAATCTTGTGCCATACCAAGTGTACCGCCAAGACAATCAAAACTTTGTATTGGACTACATTAACGAAGTCAAGCCATACCATGTTCAAATAAGAGAATTTAATTTGAAGTACCAAGGATTTGACCAATATCTTGGTAGCGTGACTGATTTTGATTTACCAGCATACTGGGATGCCGCCGAGCAACTGTTTGTTAGTCCGGTACTAGACAATACTGGCAACTTGAGTACAACCAGCAGCCGCCCAAGCACTGATCCTGTGTGGACTACATTCCCCTGGAATCAATGGTATCAGAACTATCTATTGAGTATTGAAAATGTTGGGATAGTGTCTGGCGGCACTGGATATATTACTCAACCCACAGTGACTGTTACTGGTGATTGTATTACACCTGCCACAATGACTGCACAAATCAACAGCGCAGGCCAAGTGGTGGCAATTAATGTTGTATCTGCAGGCGAGGGATATTCCACCACTGCAATAATTACCATAACAGGTGGCGGTGGTTCAGGTGCAAGTGCAGTGGCTTACATGGGCAACTCTCGTGTGCGTAGTTTAACAACAACCATGCGATATGATCGTTATCAGTATACTCCAACTGTGGTTCCGTGGCAATCTGGGGTGATATACACAGAGGGTACCATGGTACGTTATGCAGATCGAGTATGGTCAGCAAACGCACAAGTACAGACAACAACATTTGACCCAACAGATTGGACAGTGGTGCCCGCTGGTGATCTAACTGGTGTTGATCGCACCATGGGATATTATGCACCCACTCCTGATCAGCCTGGCCTAGATCTAGCATTATTGATCAGTGGCATTGATTACCCAGGTGTGCAAGTAATGGGTCCAGGGTTTGACCAAAATACTGGATTTGATGTTGGAAACTTTGACATCAACCCGTTTGACAATATCTCGTATGATGCTGAGGGTATCCCAACTTACGATCCAGCTATTTTAGATGCAGCGTACAGCAGTTCGTTCTTGGATCCGTACCTCGGAACACTCCCTACGGACATCAATGTTGACGGTGGTGCATTTGTTGACACATACGAGAGTCATGCTCCAGAAGAGTTGGTGCCAGGTATCACATATGATACACTTGACATGCGTGTGTATACCACACCGGGGGCTGACTGGATAGGTGATGGACACGGCTGGCCAGAAAAAGATCGTAACTATATTTTTGATGGCAGCAGTTTGAGTTTTGTTGGATTGTTAAACAATGCAATTGCACTAAATGTATACAATCTAACCACTGGGGTTGATCTAGCACTTGGCACTGATTACACAGTTAATTGGGTAAATTCTACAGTTACAATTATCAGTGCAAATGCCAGCCTTGGTGATGTGCTCACTATTGCGGCGTATTCCCTGGGCGGCGGTAATCAGTTGTTTACACAAACATACTTGGGATCCGATATTGGGTCTACAGTGGTAATCCCAATGACCTATAGTTTGATTGATAGTTTAGTGGTGTTTGTGAATGGTGTTCAAGTATCTAACTTTACATCAAGTGCAGACTCCACCGTAAACACATTGATTACATTTAGCAGTGCATTTACTTCAACAGACAGTGTGACAATAACAGCTCTTGGTGCTGAGGTTGGCGGTACATGGAGCTTGCCAGTGACTCAGTACATCTACAGCACTGGTGCGCTGACTTACACACTGACCAACAGCATGATGGGAACCAACCCAGTTAATGTGGTAGTAAACAAAAATGGCACAAGAGCTCGTCCTGCAGAAGGGATAGACTATGTTGGAGATGGAGTCACTGTTTATTATGATCTACCAACTACGGGTGGGTATAGCTTGAATCTTGTGGCTGACAACGATGTTGCAGTGTATGTCAACAACGTTGCACAAGTACTGGGAGTTGACTTTACAGTTGATCCAGCTGACGATAGCACACAACGAGCAATTGAATTTGCTACACCGCCAGCCAACTTATCAAATATATTGATATCTGTTAGAACCAAAGCACAGTATTGGGTAGTGGGCAATCAGATCACATTCCAACCAAGTCAGGGTTTGATTCCTGTAGTAGGAGATGTTATTTCGGTTACTTCATGGAACGACACTACCCAACAACAATTGCTAACACAAGTATTTGTGGGCCCGAATGAATCAGGGCTAGTGATAACTGAAGGATACAGCGATACCCTGTACGACACTGGCAATACCACCGGCGAGCCAGGCTCGTATGACTATCAAAGTGGTACATTGATTCAGAACAATCAATTTGACACTGGACGTCTAATACTCAAACCTGAACGTTTGATTGTTACTCTTGATGGACGATACTTGTCTTCGGGACGTGACTTTGTGGTTGATGGGTCGTTGGTTATTTTGAATAATCCAGTAATTGGCGCATCTCAAGTGGTGGTAATTACAAGCATGACAAATCAAGTGGTACCAGAAGCCATGGCATTCCGCATATTCCAAGACATGCGAGGACTACAGCGCACCTATCGAATCACACCTGCCACGACAACCCAAGTTGCAGTGGCTTTGAGTGCAAGTGATGACATAATTTATGTCAGTGATGTGACAGCCTTGCCTGAACCAAATCTGCCCCTGGGTATTTTTGGGTATATCACAATTGATGGCGAACGCATTACCTATCGCAACCGCGATACTGCAAACAACACAGTTAGTGGTCTGCGCCGTGGTACTGCCGGAACCGCAGCCGCACCACATGCAGTTGGAGCCGCAGTATATGACATTGGTAGTGGTAATTTACTAATATCTGAATACCAAAACTATATAGTTAATGAAAACTTCCTAGGCGATGGAACAACCACAGTGTTTGAAACTGAATCAATATCGGTATCTGGATTGGATTCTACTGAAATCCTAGAAGCAGTTGAAGTACGAATTGGTGGCACACTACAGTCCTCGGGATACAGCATTATCAATTCTAACCCAGTTACTGTGGAATTTGATCAAGCACCTGAATCTGGATATCAAGTGTCTATCAGTTTACTACGTGGGAAAAGCTGGTATCAATTGGGAGCAGGCACAGCTAGCGATGGTGTTCCATTACAAGATACCGATACCTATGCCGCAAGGTTTTTGCGCGGAGAATAAAGGACATAAATAAAACATGATGCCCCAAGACAACAATATTAATAATGCCCCAAACACACCCGAGCGTAAACCAGCTCGGCCCGACGACCAAGGCAACATACAGCTTGCAGCCTACGTTCGTGTGTTTGATCCAAACACACAAGAAGTACTAGTGGAGGCTCGGTCATGATGCCACTAATTCCAGTCGCAGTGCAGGGATTCTTAAAGATCTACGACCCCAACAACGGGGAAACATTCGTTGACAAGAAAAATGCAATTCATTATGAAAATATGAGTATTGCATTGGCCCAGAGCATTGCCAATAAAGACCTTGGCTATATCTATGCCATGGCATTTGGCAACGGTGGCAGTAGCGTGGATCCAACAGGGGTCATTACATATCTGCCCCCTAACGTAACTGGTCAAAACGCCGACTTGTACAACCAAACTTTTATCAAGGTAGTTGATGACAATTCTGCTGCCAATACAGACCCAACCCGCAACAAGCTCACAGTGTTGCACACTTCTGGGCAAGTGTACACTGACGTTTTGGTCACTTGTTTGCTAGATTACGGTGAACCAGCTGGGCAACAAGCATTTGACAACAGCACAAACTTCAATGGTGAATACGTGTTTGATGAGCTGGGATTAAAAGCCTGGGAAGGTTCTTCAAGCAATCTTATGCTTTTGACTCACGTGATATTTCATCCTGTGCAAAAAAGCTTAAATAGGCAAATACAAATAGATTATACTGTGCGCATTCAGACGTTAACTAACTTGAGTGCAGCATAAATATGAATATAGAATTCGCCCATAAATACTGAAATGACGGAGTAACGATAAATGGCATATACAATCAATTTAACTGACGGCAGCATTTTTGCTACCATTGCAGATGGTACAATTAACACCGCTAGTAGCATGATCTTAGTGGGTAAAAACTATGCCGGCTACGGCGAGTTTTTAGACGAAAACTTCATGCACTTGCTAGAGTGTGGTGCTAATACCACTGCACCTAGCGCACCGCTTACAGGACAACTGTGGTGGGACAAAACCAATAACGTCATGAAAGTGTACAACGGTACAACTTTCAAAGTTATTTCAGCATCAACTGCATCATCTACTGCGCCCGTCAGCAATGTGGCTGGAGATCTTTGGTTTGACACTGTCAATCAACAGTTGAAAGTTTACAATGGTGCTGCTTTTATTCTGGTTGGTCCAGCATCAACTTCCGGACAAGGAACATCGGGCGCAATTGTTACCACACTAACAGATAACCTCAGCGTAAATCACGTAGTTATTCAACTGTACGTTCAAGACACACTGGTTGGGTTGATATCAAAGGATGCTACGTTTACTCCAGTACCAAGCATTACTGGTTTTGCAACAATCAGTCCTGGTATCCAGCTCAGCACAACAGTATCAAACGCACTGTTCCGTGGAACAGCTACTGATGCACAAAGTCTTGGCGGATTCACAAGTTCAGAATTTATACGCAACAATACCAACGGCACCACATCGGGCACACTAGGCGTCCTGAATGATTCAGGACTGACAGTTGGTGTTGACCAAGACGCAAAAATTTCTGTCAACACCGGCACATCAGAAGTTACATTACAGAATCAAACACAAGATGCCAACTTATCTGTCAAGGTAAATGACGGCGGTGTTACTACCACAGTTATGTTGGTTAATGGAGCAACATCGGTTGTGTCATTCCCAACTACTCTGTCACTTAATTCGGCAGCTGGAGCAACTGCTCTTATAAATGCAGCCGGTAACGGTGTGGGCAATATTGGCAGTTCCAGCAGTTACTTCAACACGGTTTTTGCCCAGGCCACTTCAGCACAATACGCTGACGTGGCTGAACGTTTTGCAGCCGATGCGTACCTAGAGCCAGGCACTGTGGTCGAACTTGGCGGCACAAATGAAATTACAATGAGCATTTCTGATCTTAGCGAAGAAGTGTTTGGCGTTGTGAGTACGAATGCAGCGTATCTAATGAATTCTGGTGCCGGCAACGACCAAACACACCCACCAATTGCTATGACTGGACGTGTGCCAGTCAAGGTCAACGGAGTGGTGCGCAAAGGTGATCGCCTTGTGTCAGCAGGTGCTGGAACAGCCCGAGCTGCACTACCTGGCGAAGCAACGGCATTCAACGTGATTGGCCGTGCATTAGAAGCCAAAACAACTACTGGACTTGGCCTGGTCGAATCCATAGTAACAATCAAATAAGGTAAAACAAATGACATATTCATCAGGCGGATTAATCCAAGCAACAGATTACAACGGATTTGCTAGTACCACATCTGGTGCCAACGTCAACAACGTGTGGAGCACCGGATCAGGCGATAGTGGATGGGGACAAACTGCACTCTCAACTGTGACCGGCGGATCAACCGTTGTAACAGCTACACAGTGGGCAGGCCTAGTCAACAACATAGCTAGTATGGGCGCACAAACTGGCACAACCATAACATCAAGATCCGCACCCACAACAGGTCAGACCATTAGTATTTTGGCAGCAATCAACACAGACTTGACCAACATCACACCCAATCGTGGCAACGCTGCCGCCAGCGGCACAACCAGTTCAACATGGACCGGTAGTAGCGCCAAAACAACGGGCACTGGTTCAGGTGCCAGCGCCTGGACTATCACGTTCACGCACACAGTTACTTTCCCCAGTGCTGATCAAGCAAGATACTTCTGGAATGCAGGTGGACTTGTACGCTTGGACATGAGCAAAACATCAACCGGCACAGACGCTGACCCAGACTGGAACACTCTTATTGGTACAGTTGGTACCTTGTACATGAGTGGTCGTGTAAACAGTGCGGCGCAGACCATTGCTGGCCAAAGCTACACAGGCTTTACTCGAATTGGTGGATCAGGCACACCTAGTCCAAACTTGACCACAACTGGCTGGTACACACTAACAGCCGGTGCCGCTGCCACAACAATGTTCCAGTTGACCTCAACAGTTTCCCCTTATACTTCTGACTTTGTTAGAGTCACTGCCGCAAAAAATGCTGGATCAACTACGCTTACATTTGTTACCACTTGGTCAGATTCAGGATCAGGTCAAACATCTAACATCAGTGGTGGAACAGACACTGCCAGCCCATTCTCTTCGTTTGGTACAGCACCGGCTGTGGTATGTCGTTTTGTTCCACCAGCAACCACAAACTTGACCAACAGCTGGGGAACTCCTACTATTGCAGCCAGTGTAAGTTAATTGATGCAATTGTCCAAAAGGGCCGCAAGGCCCTTTTATTTTGTCAAAAAATCCTGTATAATTACTAGATGAATACTGCGCAACTTATTGAACACGGCCGTGCAAGATTTGAACACACAGCGGCCAAGCAACTGCTAAAAGAAAAATACCTAGCTAGGATGTTGTTTGCCTATCGCGGAGGCATGTGGCGAGCTGGTCCCGAGCTACAAACCACACTGTTAACCTGCCCAGATGCAACCGCAGTGATTCTGGACCTGTACGAAAACCCTGTTCAAGTTGATACCAAAGAGCTGTACGCACAAAGCCAACAACGCTGGCAAGAGCAAATGAATGCTTGGCTAATAGAGCACGAAGAGAACAACAAAAAACGATGACTACTGGTGCCCTGGTATTTGCATTTAACAACGAACAAATAGACTATGTGTCCATGGCACGTTGGACAGCCAACAACATCCGTAGACATCTAAACATACCAGTTTGTTTGATCACCGACACACAACAGCAGGATCTGTCAGGCTTTGACAAAGCCATCTGTGTTGGACCTGCTAACCTTGGCATAGCAAACAAACGATATTTTAGTGATTACAACACCACAGTAACCTGGCACAACACCAATCGCATGGATGCTTATGCATTAAGTCCATGGGATCAGACCCTGGTACTGGATGCAGACTATGTCGTTGCAAGTAATCAACTTGGCACAATTTTACAAAGCCCCGATAACTTTCTTGCACATCGCTGGGCCAGTGACGTAACTGGGTTGACTGATTTTACTGGGCTTAATTATTTTGGTAACTATCGCATGCCCATGTGGTGGGCTACTGTAATGATGTTTAGGCGTAGCGACACAGCCAAAATGATATTTGATGCTATGAGCATGGTTCGAAATAATTGGATGCATTATAGAAATCTCTATGCAAACAATTCCGGCACATACCGCAATGACCATGCCTTGAGCATTGCGCTAAACACAGTTAACGGGCACATGCAGCCACAGTGCAGTATACCCTGGAACCTAGCAAGTTTGTTACCTGAGCACAAACTAACACAGCTGGGACAGGATCATTACAGAGTTGATTTTGTCACCGGCGACAATAAAACTCGTTGGATCAATTTGCAACAACAAGATTTCCATGCCATGGGTAAATTACAACTAGGGGAAATAATTGCCAATACTTGCTGAGCGTGGGTACTTGATCCCAGCTATCAATTCTGACACTGTTAGCTACACTGATTGCGCAGAAAAATTGGCAATCAGTATTCGACAATGGCATCCAGATGCAAACATAGCAATCATGACCAACGACCGTTGTGACTGGAGTTTGTTCACACATGTTGTTGAATTACCAACTAGCAACATTCACGGGTATGCCAACGATTGGCAATGTTTTTCAGCCAGCCCGTATCGCCAAACAATCAAACTTGAAGCTGACATGTTGTGCACAAGTCCCGTGGATCATTGGTGGCAGTTGTTTGAGCATAGAGATGTTGTGATAAGTCAAGGGTGTAGGACATTTTACAATGAGCCTGCAACCAGTAGATTTTACAGAAAATTGTTTGACACCAACAATCTGCCAGATGTGTACAATGCAATAACATACTGGCGATTGAGTAAAACTGCCCGTGAGTTTTTTGATGTGGTTCGCAACATATTTGAAAATTGGCCACAGTGGCGAATGTTGCTTAAATTTCCCGATGACCATGCAACAACTGATGTGGTTTATGCCATGGCGGCAGTGATTGTGGGAGTGGAAAATGTCACATTACCAGCAGAACTAGGTCCAAGTATTGTGCACATGAAAAGACACATCCAGCCAATACACAGCAATAACTGGACACAGGAACTGGTATGGGAACACACTAATCCTGGACTACGCATCAATTCAGTAGCTCAGACTGGTATGTTTCATTATCACGTCAAGGATTGGTTAGAACATGACTCAAGCAACAACTGATAACTTCTGGGCTGCACTAACTGCCTGGAATCCACCTGCACCTGCACCTGTATTCTATCGGTTATATTACAATGACCAAGGACGGCCGTTATTCTACACCATGGAAGACTTGCCCGGTAACTACATAGAAGTTGATCTAGAAACCTATTTAATCAGCCCCACAAACGCACGAGTGGTCGACGGCCACCTAGTGCTAATTGAGACTCGACAATTTAATAAATTACGTCCTGGACAGGATGGCACATGTTGTGACCCAACCAATGTGGCCATTGTGGTAGAGCCTAGCGAACCACACATCAAATGGAGTTTGAATAACCATGCACAAGATTGATATTGCAGATCTAGACTGCATATATTTAAGTTACGACGAACCACAAAAAGAAGAGTTCTGGGTCAAAATCAAAAACATGATTCCCTGGGCCAAACGTGTGGATGGAGTCCAAGGTAGTGATGCGGCACACAAGGCCGCTGCCGCTGCCAGTGATACTGAACGTTTTGTTTTGATTGATGGTGATAATTTACCTGATGAAAAATTCTTTAACCTGACTATAGAATACCAAGACACCGACTGGGAAAATGCAGTGTATCGCTGGCGTGCTCGTAACCACATCAATGGGCTCATGTATGGCAACGGTGGTATCAGTAGCTGGACACGTAAGTTTGTCAATGACATGAAAACACACGAAGCAACAGATGGGCGTACCGAAACTCAAGTGGAGTTCTGTTTTGATCCCTTGTACTGGAGCATGTACGATTGTTATTCAACCACATACCCCAACGGCTCGCCCAAGCACGCCTGGCGTGCCGGCTTTAGGGAAGGGGTCAAGATGTGCCTGGACCGTGGCCGACGTCCCACAGTAGTTGAATTCCGTGACCGTGTGCATCAACGCAACCTTGATCATCTTACCATATGGCAAAACGTTGGGTTGGATGTTGACCAGGGTGCGTGGGCCATTGCTGGTGCTAGAATGGGCACATACATGACCATGCTAACTGACTGGGACTATAGAGATGTGCAGAGCTTTGATGCATTGGACCAGCTTTGGAAATCTATCCAGGGAGTGGATTCGGCTGAATTGATTGTGAGATATCAAGAGCAGTTGCACACTCAGTTGGACCTGCCAATGAATACTTTGCTACACAAAGAAAGTGAATTCTTTAAACATCACTATCGTAGCAACTGGCACAACCGTGGTGTAATGACACGAGAGATAGATGTTATCAGACAACAAGAAGGTTGGTAACACATGAGTTGGCGGATCCAGCAGTTGCAAGGACTTGGCTGCAACATCTTGCAAGACAAATATCTTGTTGATTTTGTAAAACAACACAGCATTACTAGCCTGGAACTGCACGGCGACAATGATGTTGAGTACTTTCAGTCTCAGTTGCCAGATTGCAAAATTGGAACAGTGCACAACACTGGATTGCTGGCAGTGTTTGTGAATCAACTTGATAACAAACTAGAAGAGGTATTGCTGGCAATTGATAAAAAAATACAAGCTGCCAACCCAGACTGGGTTTACATAGCAATTAACAAATACTTAATAACCACTGACCAACACTGGCATAATCTCACGGACAATTATGACCAGGACCTGATTGACATAGTTAGTTTGTCTCTACTGCCGTTGAATTTTGTAAAAATCAAACAGTCTTACATTGAACACGATGATGGCACACATTTTAATTTTGTTCATCCAACAACAAACATGTATTATGAAAAAAAATTATGCATGTAAAACAAAAATTATTTGCCTGGAGAGTGTACAAAGCACTACATCCTTTATTGAGATTTAGAAAAATATCGCCTGTCCCAGTGGCATTTATTAAAAACAACATGGTCAACGGCAGCACCATGTCAATTGATAGTTTCCCGTACACACTGCCCAAAGATATACAGATTGACAAAATAATTGAATTAACAGACTCACAAGTGATATGGAATAAATTACATGTGCACAATGTCAGTTTTGTTGATTCGTACAACCATGTACCAGACTCAATTCAGTACAACAACATAATTTTAGCAGGCCTAACTGAATTTAGATACCGGACTGTGGCTGATTGTGCCAGAGTTATTGGCAAACTTGTTCCTGTATTAAAACAAAATGGGCGTGTTATAGTGACAATTCCAATTACCACGTTGTTGTTTCATAGATTAAAATTTTCGTACAATCAAGTGATTGATGAATTAAATTTACATCTGGCATCAAGCGGATTGACCATAACAGACAGATTATTGGACATTGACATTTTTTACATAACAGCAACACAATTATGATCATAGCATTTTACCCCGGCGCAGGTGGAAACAGATACTACCAATATCTAACAGGAACAACGGAATTCACCAGTCACACCACCTATGATCATTTGCTTAAAAATCAACGTTTTGAATACCGTTACCTAACAGCAGACTCAGTCTTGCCAGATCAGGACCTGATACTCACACACTGTGTAAATGCTCCGTTGTTGAGTCGGTTGTTTCCGGGACAGAAAATCACAATCATCAAGTCTGATTTGGGTAGCAGTCTACAACGAGAGTGGTATCTAGAGGATCAGTATCGTGACAAAGACATGCCCGGCAAATTAGAGCATGCCAAGGCACATGTATCGTACCATAAAAAATATTACACTGAATATCCACTGGACACAACCGGCGCTGACATCATTGTCAACATCTCCCTGGATCAGTCTGACTTTGCTCAAATGATGCGAATGGAATTGGCAACAATCAACAGTGTGGAATATCAACAGGCCATTGCAGAATATCAACCGCATGATCTGACTCAGGTGTCTGGGGATAAAATTGTGGATGGATTCAAAAGCAAGTTTCTTGACGATGCCGAAACCATGAAACAACGACTGGACACAGTAAGTCCCAGCATGTGTCTAGCCAAGTGGAAACAGGTTAGTCTGCACCTGGCCACAGGCCTCAATAACAGTTGTTACCATCCACCATTGCATGAAATTCGTCTCGAAGACATCAAGCGAGGCCCAAGCGGATTGCACAATACTGAACACAAAAAACAACAGCGTAAATTAATGCTTGATGGTGTGCGCCCTGCAGAATGCAGTTATTGCTGGACCATGGAGGATAACGGCAAGCTGAGTGATCGGCATTACCGCAGCGGAGAATCTTGGGCTGAAAAAGATTTTGGAAAAATTGTAAGCGCAAACTGGGACGATGATATTGTGCCTAGTTATGTAGAAGTCAATTTCAATCATGCTTGCAATCTACGCTGTAGTTACTGCTCTCCTCAGTTTAGTTCTAGTTGGGCTGATGAGATTGCTAGACAGGGAGGTTACCCCACCAGTACCGAGCATAACTCACCGTCTCACTTTGTTGGAACTCGAACTCCAATTCCTGTGAGAGAAAACAATCCCTACGTTGAAGCGTTTTGGCAGTGGTGGCCTACTCTGTACCCTGAACTGGTGCACTTTCGCATGACCGGCGGCGAACCGCTCATGGACAAAAACACTTATAGAGTGTTTGACTATGTGATTCAAAACCCGTCAAAGCAACTACACTTGAATGTCACAAGTAACTTTTCAGTAGACCAAGTGCTATTTGACAAATATCTAACAGCAGTACAAAACATTTGTGACGGGCGCATAGAACACTTTATGCAATATGTCTCCTTGGACGGATGGGGCTCACAAGCAGAGTACATGCGTCATGGCATGGATTTTGATCTAGTTTGGAGTAGAGTAGATCAATACCTGACTCAAGTGCCCAGTTACAACAGCCTGACGTTTATTATCACAATGAACAATCTCTCTGTGAGTAGTCTGCCACAACTGCTTGAAGGCATACTAGAACTACGCCGCAAGCACAGCACCACATATCAGCGTGTGTGGTTTGATACGCCTGTACTGCGCGACCCTGCATGGCAAAGCTTGCAAATTTTGCCTGAATCTTATGCACAAAAATTAGAGGACATTAGAGATTGGATGAGCACACACTTGACCACACCCGACAACCCTTATCATGGATTCAAGGACTACGAAGTGGCACGTTTGGACAGAGACATTGCCTGGATGCGCAGTGGCCAAACTGCTGATCACAATGTGGCACGAGCAGATTTTTATCGTTTTTTTACTGAACACGATCGCCGCCGCAACACAGATTTTTTAAAGACCTTTCCCGAAATGCGAGCCTGGTGGGCAGAATGTGAATACAATGCTAGATAATCGTAAACTTATACTTGATACAATGTGCGAAGTTTATGATCAATTAAAGCCCTGGCTGGATGATCATTTCTACAATTTCAACAAGCACAACATAGTACCAGGCGCCATTTATGTAATTGGCCGCGCACAATATAATTTAAATAAAGATCGAATCAGAGAGTTAGTGACCTCCAACACAATCAGTGTTGTGTTGAGCAATCCAGCCGAAGGCAGCGAGACATTAAAAGCACACTGCGAGCATGTGCACAACTGCGCGGATCTAATACAATCCGGACGTGTGTTATTGGTTGGTGGTGGGGACATGGATGAAACCTGGCCCTGTTTACTGTATGATAGTTTCTTGCCCAAGATACACGACTATGAAGAAAACATCGCTGCTATTACACAAGCACAGGCGCTGTACTCAACCACTAACAAGCCCTATAAGTTTTTGTTTCTAAATGGGCGTATTCGTGGGCATCGTAAGTTTCTAATAGAAAAACTCAATATCATGGGCCTGCTAGATCAGAGTTTATGGAGTTGCTTGGAGGGCGGGCTTGGTGGCAAAATTAATTTGTCTGTGCCATTTAATGGTCAAGATCTAATGCTCACACATCGAGATCCGCATCTTTTACCGGCTCATTATGAAGTTGATCGATACAGTGTCAATGTAGATCGCAACCTAGGACACGGCTACATCAAATTTGGGTTGTTTAATCAAGAATGGGGAGAAATATATCTCAAGGCCGATCCCTATATCGACACCTACTTTAGTCTAGTATCAGAAACAGTGTTTGAATATCCGTATTCATTTAGAACTGAAAAGATATGGAAGCCTGTGGCCATGGGACATCCTTGGATAGCAGCAGCCAATCGCGGATACTATCGCGACATGCGTAACCTAGGCTTCAAGACATTTGGGCATGTGATTGACGAAAGTTTTGATTTGATTGACAACAGCCAGGATCGACTCACACGTATTACACAGGTAGTTGAAGATTTGTGTGCTCAGAATCTAGATGAATTCCTTGCGGCCTGCTCCAGCGTATGTAAATACAATCAACAGCACATGTTAGAACTGCGTGACACTGTGCGTGATGAATTCCCCGAGCGTTTTCGTCAATTTCTTAAAGAAAACAAATTTAATGACTGATTTAGATTTTAAACACACAGTACTGGACAAACTGTCTAACAGTTTTTGTGCTGCCAAATGGTACAACGCCACTATATGGCTAGGAAGTGGGCAAACTACCAGTTGTCATCACCCACTGCCGCATGCAATTGACGTTGAAGAGATCAAGTTAAACCCCAGCGCACTGCACAACACTACCAAAAAGAAAATGGAACGTGAGCAAATGCAACGGGGAGAACGTCCCAGCGGCTGTGAATATTGCTGGAAGGTAGAGGACATTGGTCGTGACAACATCAGCGACCGTGTGTACAAAAGTAAAATTTACGAAATAAAGGATTTGAAACATGCTTACGCAACTCCAGCCCGTGAAGACTTTAATCTCAAAACATTGGAAATTGCTTTTGATCGCACTTGCCAGTTTGCTTGTAGTTACTGTAATCCTGCTTTCAGCACTACATGGGTTAACGACATTAAACGAAACGGGGCATACACAGGACTTGTATCAGACGGGCGCAATCACTTTACTCATACTCATGATAGCAGCCAATTGTATAAATTCGGTGAGGTTAATCCTTATGTGGAAGCGTTCCACCAATGGTGGGAGTCAGACCTCCACAGAACACTACAAGAGCTAAGGATCACCGGTGGTGAACCCTTGATGAGTGCCGAAACATGGCGACTAATTGAGTGGTTTAAAACCAACAAAGGCAAGAGTACCACACGCTTGGCCATTAACAGTAACCTAGGCACCGATGTTGATGTTGATCGCCTGTTAACTGCTATTGATGGTGTGGAAGTAGACCTATACACTTCAAACGAAGCAATGAGTTTACAAGCAGAATACATTCGTGATGGCCTGGTATTTGACGACTGGGCAAACAATGTAGAACGTTTGTTAAGCTCGGGCAAGTTCCGTGGCCTACACGTTATGTGTACCATTAATGCACTGTGCTTGACTACACTGGATTCATTTTTAGAGTGTGTGCTGAATTGGAAGCGCGAATACGGAAATGATTCCATTAATGTCAGCTTGAATATTCTACGTTTCCCTAGTTTCCAAAGCCCGTTAGTGTTACCCGATCATTTACGCCAAGAACTTCAACAGCGATTGGTCCAGGTCATGGTTGATAATAAAGGATCAAGCTTGTTCCAGGAATTTGAGTGGAATCAATTACAACGCCTAGTAGACTATTTAGATGTGGTCAAAACACCACATGCCGGAGCCGCTGAACAATCAGTGCTACAGCAAGACTTCAAACAGTTCTACACACAGTACGACAACCGCAGGGGTAAAAACTTTGCGGATGCATTTCCGGAACTGACCGAGTGGTATAATTCACTATAATGACATACAATTACAACTCAACAGATCTAGTACATGCCACAGAGCTGACCGAGCGTGAGGAATTTTTATTAAAAGATTCAAAAACGTTTTGTATCTATCCTTGGATACACTTACACGCATACCCCACAGGCGAAGCATATCCTTGCTGTCATGCTGAAATGAAGCCGGGTGTGGTAGGCAACTGTAGAACCAACACACTTGAGGAAATCTGGCGCGGCAAACCCATGCAAAAGCTACGTGCAGATATGTTAAGCGAAACGCCCAATGCTGCCTGCACACGTTGCTACGAGCAAGAAGAATCGGGGTTCTTTAGTGGCCGTAAGAGCGCCAATAAACATCACGGGCATCAGATCAAGAAGTTGGAAGACAACCCGTTTGAAATGACTTACTGGGACATTCGTTTCAGCAACTTGTGTAACCTAAGTTGCCGTAGCTGTGGCCATATCTTTAGTTCAAGCTGGTATCAAGATCAAGCCAAGTTAGCTGGCGGAGATTGGAAAGCACAAAACAAAGTATTAAACTACGCAGGCCGCACAGAAACAGACATGTGGACTCAATTGATTCCCCATTTAGACTATGTGGAACAAATATACTTTGCCGGGGGTGAACCATTATTAATGGAAGAACACTACAATATCCTGGAAGAACTGGTTCGACGTGGGCGCACAGATGTCAGACTGATATACAACACAAACTTCACACATACAGACCTTAAAGGTCGCAGTGTATTTGAATACTGGAAGCAATTTAAATCAGTTGCAGTGGGTGCCAGCCTGGACGACATGGGCTCACGCGGTGAATACATACGTAAAGGCACAGACTGGGGTGTGGTGCGCCAGAACCGTATAGATATGTTGGCCACATGTCCCGACGTGGATTTTTACATCTCGCCTACACTAAGCATCATGAATGCAATGCATCTGTCAGAGTTTCATCGTGCTTGGGTAGACCAAGGATTGATTCGCGCACAAGATCTCAATGTAAACATACTACAAGATCCACAGCACTACAGGATTGATATTGCTCCGTTGAAATACAAAGCACAGTTACACGCAAAGTGGACACAGCATCTAGAATGGCTTCGTCCCCAGGATCGCCTGGGTCGTGCCACCCAAGGATTTGAGTCAGCTATTACGTTTATGAACGCAACAGATAATACTCATTTAATTGATACATTCTGGCGCAAAACACATGAGCTAGATACCATTAGAAAAGAAAACATTCTAGATGTGATCCCAGAATTAAAGGCCCTAAAATGAACCTGCCTCATGAGAAGTTTTGTGTATTGCCCTGGGTCAGTCTGGAAGCCAGTCCCATAGGAACTGTGCGTCCTTGCTGTCTAGCTGATGATGAGCTGGTGGATGATGCTGGTCAAAAGTTCTCATTGTTAACTGCTGACTTTGCCTCTGTGCAAAATTCCAAATCAATGCAATCTCTGCGTGAACAATTCCTTCAGGGGCAACAGCCCAAAACATGCCGCAAGTGCTGGAACGAGGAAGATGCTGGCCGCACCAGCAAACGCATGCACACCCTGGACAGACTCAAACACATGGGCATTGATACAGACTGGACAGCACATGCCAAGCCCCTGATGTTCTTGGATTTAAAACTAGGCAACATTTGCAATTTAAAATGCCGTATATGTGGATCGTGGAGTAGCAGTCAATTTGCCACAGAAGAACTGAGCTTTTTGCCACGTGAGGAACAAAAGCAGTCATTTCATTATCAGATGCTACGTGCCGGGGCTTGGCCTAGGGACAACAAGAATTTTTGGCAGGAAATTGATTCAATATTGAGTCAGATCAAATATATTGAATTCACCGGTGGCGAGCCATTTATGATTCAGGAACATTTTGACATGTTGCAAGGCATGGTGGATCGTGGCATTGCTGGCAACGTGGAAATACATTACAACACAAATGGAACACAATTCCCAGATCAAGCACCGTCAATTTGGAAACATTTTAAAACTGTGGAAATTGCCATCAGCATCGACGATGTAGGGTCAAGATTTGAATATCAACGCACCAACGCCAGTTGGCCCAAGGTAGTAGATAATCTTGATCGTTTTCGGGCGTTAAGGACTCAAATGCCCAACCTACAGTTGCAATGCTGTAGTACTGTGAATATCTTTAATGTGTGCTATCTTGAAGACACTGCATTGTGGATCAGCCTACAGGACTTTGACTTTGTGTACTGGAATATCATGCATGATGCTTGGTATTTTAGTGTGGCTGCTTTGCCTGCACATGCCAAGCTAGAAATCACACAGTACCTACAACAAGCCAGTACAGAATATCGTGCTGACTTTGATGGAATCATTGATTTTATGAATCAAGGAACCAGCACTTCGGGTGAGAGAATCTGCGCAGAAATACGCCAATTGGATCAACGTCGTGACACTGATTTAAAATGGGCCATACCCAAATTGTCGCAATTGCTGAATTATGTCAAAAACATCTAGTCTTTGCCTGGCCCCGTGGACTCACACATACCTGAGTCCGCAAACCGAACGGCGGCTGTGCTGTGCGTCTAGAGAACCTGCGCAAAACTTTCGTCAGTATATTGACACTGCGGCAGGTTCTGGGCAATACATACCAATAACACTGGAACAACACTGGAACGGTGACCACATGCGCAGTGTGCGCCAACGCATGCTGGCCGGGGAATCCTTGCCCGAGTGTGAAGTATGCAATGACAAACTGCTGAATACCAGTGTGTACCGAGATTACTTTTGGCATTTGTTCCAACACAAACTAGATCAAGTATATGAATCAACAGACCAATCAGGATCTACAACCATGCGGCCAGTGTCGTGGGACTATAGATTTTCGAACTTGTGCAATTTCAAGTGTAGAATGTGTGGTGACATGTTATCCAGCAGTTGGGAAGCCGAGCAAAAAACACACAACATGGTTGACTGGACCAACTCTAAAAACAATTGGCAATTGCCGGAAATACGTGAACAAATATCTCAATTTCAAGACCAGCAAATCGAAGCAGAATTCTCCACAGCAGTAGAACAGCACAGTGTGGAGGAAATATACTGGGTGGGCGGCGAACCACTCATGTACGAACAGCACTGGCGTTATATGCAACGCATAATTGAATTAGGGGATGGAGGGCAAGTATATGCTAGATACAATACCAATCTTAGCCGTGTTAATTATAGGGGGTGTAATCTTTACAGTGATATTTTGGATCATGTACGAGATTGGCAAATTTGCGCGAGCCTTGACGGCACTGGAGCAATCGGTGAATACATTAGAACAGGGCTTGACTACCAGCAGTTTAGACACAACTTTGAAGCAGGATTATCACACCAACGTCACCGCAGACAAATGCGATTAGATTTCACACTCACGCTGCCGGGCATGTTTGAAGTTGAGAACATACAGCAGTTGGCACAGGAATACAATGTGGACTTGTTGGCCAAGGTCATATTCAGCTTTGGACCAGATATTATCATGAGTCCACTGGCATTGCCAAGATCGCTATTGGAAGACTGGATTGATGAATTGATTCCAAACTGTACAGAGCCCGCCATGCGCGATGTGCTGGCACAGTTAAAAACACGCCCAACGTTTGAAGAACAATGGCCGGATACCTATCAGAAAGAGCTTGCAAAAGGCAAAGCTCGTGTGTTACAATTAGAAAACATTCGCACAGCAAAGACATCAATGTCAGACATACTGAGTGCAAGACCCAAGATAAAGAAATGGTGGGATGAAATTGCTTGATAAAATTCAAATGACCCTGCGTGATATACGCACAGGCAATTTATTACCATTACACATTGACGTAATGGATTCATCATTGTCACGCAAATGGCTTGGCGCACTGAATCAATTGCTAAAGAACAACTATCATCTAGAAAAGAATTACTGTTTTCTGGGATTTGCACAAAGCCAGCGCAACGGTGCGTACATACTAGACCAAATAAACACCAGCATCCAGGCAATAAATTCAGCTGATCTGGGATACACAATACATGATCACTTTTCACTTAGTGACTGTTTGATTCCCGGACCATTTGACGAACACACCCCTGGGGGTATGGTCAACCAGCAACGCATGAACATGTTGCACAGATACTTTGAAGACCTTCAAGGGGTCAGTGGCCAAATGAGCCAGTTGTACACTGCGGCCAACGGCACCACTCGCTGGCACATACGACAGCTGAATTTGCTGTGTCATGAATTTGAATCCTGGGTACTCAGCAATAGAAAACTACACACAGCGCCAGAATGGCAACGTCCCAGTCAACTCATGTGCTGGCTGCATGCACCGAGGTTTGTGCTAGATCAACACGACTATGAGTTGTTTGGGGTTGATACCATTAATCGTGCTCAGGGCGGGGTGTTTGTTGGGGTCAACAAAGCAGTGGGCAAACATCATTGGGAAGTGTTTAATGATGAAGGTCGCAGTGTGGACGAATTAACAACCAGCACCCTGCGCAGTCAGACTGAAGCTGCTGGAGATTTTGATATTGAATGGGGTGTGAACCCTGCTGGACGTGATTGGCAAGTGCGCAAGTTGGCAGAATTTAGATCATGGCTACGAGATAATGGATTTGATCCGGAAGATCCAGCTCTGACCATTGGACATCCACAAGTGGCGCAGATTGATTTGCACAGTAGTTTTGGAACCCAGGACTATTTGTCTGTGTGGCAACAACTCTATAAATATTTGGATGTATACAGTATTCGTACCAGCGATGCTGTGGCAACATACGATTATCACTGGAGTGACAGCAATTTTACGGCATCACAAGTGGCCATTATTGAACAAGGACGCACACATGAACTGGATTAAGAACATAATCAATCGAATCAAATTGGAAATTCACTACCGCCGAAAGCTCAAAGAGTTACGCAAACGAGACCCATTTATCTACAAATGAATATACTGGGAATCGCAGCTGGATTTCATGATGCGGCAGCCACAGTGATATCTCCCCAGGGTGATATCTTGTTTGCTGGACATAGTGAACGCTACAGCAAGAAAAAAAATGACGAAAACCTATGTCTTGAATTGATTCAAGATGCCGTGGATTATGGCAACACAATCAATCAGATTGCCTACTATGAACGACCATGGTTGAAACAGTTGCGACAATTGTACTCGGGACAGGGCATAGAATGGAACAAGTTAACAGCTAGACGCATCATCAATGATCAATTAGGCGGCCTGGTCACGTTGCCAGCACGCATCAGCACGCACAGCCATCATCTCAGTCATGCAGCCGGTGGATTCCAAACCAGCCCGTTTGATCGTGCTACTGTGGTGGTAATTGATGCCATTGGGGAATTTGACACAATAACAATATGGGCGGCAGAATATGATAAATTTGGTAAAGCGCATTATCGCAAGATGTGGAGCCAGTGTTATCCGCATAGCATCGGACTCTTTTATTCAGCAGCGACTGGCCGCGTTGGCCTACGTGTACTAGACGAAGAGTATATACTAATGGGCATGGCTGCATATGGCGACCGCAAAATGTCCAACAAGTTTAAATATGATTTTGTTGCCGACGAATGGAATATCAAGTTTACACAAAATCTGCACACAGGAATAGACAAATCTTATCTTGAAAAATCAAATGACATGGACTTGGCTGCTGGTGCTCAGGAACTGGCAGAGCAGTTGATTCTAAATGTGATGTTACGTGCAAGACAATTCAACTGGAGCAACAATCTGGTTTACATGGGCGGGGTTGCACTTAATTGTGCAGCCAATGCACGAATAGGGCGTTACTTTGATAATATATGGATTATGCCTTGCCCGGGTGATGCTGGCAGCAGTCTTGGCGCTGCCGCACTGACTCTTGGGCGCAAAATCAACTGGCAAAATGCTTTTTTGGGTCATGATATTCCTGGTCCCTATCCCGTTAACAGTATCCTGGATCGGCTACTGGCTGACAAAATTGTAGGAGTTGCCTCGGGCCGGGCTGAGTTTGGTCCCAGAGCCCTAGGAAATCGCAGTTTACTGGCTGACCCCAGAGGTCAAGAAATCAAGGAGAAAGTAAATGACATCAAACGACGACAACAATTCAGACCTTTTGCGCCCGTTATTTTGGAAGAATTGGCTGATACTTACTTTGATATGCCTGGGGGTTTCGGCAACAGTAGGTATATGCAGTCAGTCGCTCGTTGCAGGGTTCCTGACTTATTTCCTGCTATCGTTCACGCTGACGGTACTAGTCGTGTACAGACAGTGCCGCGAGATGGAAGTGGAATTAGAGAACTGCTCGAAAAGTGGTACGTCATGACCGACTGCCCCATGTTGCTCAACACCAGCCTTAACATACGTGGTGAGCCCATGGTCAACAATCGAGCAGATGCAGATAGATTTGAACAACAATACGGAGTGAAAGTATGCAGTTAGTAGAAACACACAAACGAACAATAACAAGAATGCTCACATATAGATTGACCGCTTGGTCATTTACAATATTGTGGACCTATATGTTTACTGGAAATATTGCCAGTGCCACAGGATTTGCAACAGCATTGCATATACTGTTAAGCATTGACTATTATATCCATGAACGCATTTGGCTAAAAATCAAATGGGGTCTTAAAGATACCGTTCAAGCCCGCCCCGACGCCTGATGTCCTGGGTACAGCAACTGATTCCCCCATCCCAGAAATAACTGTGTCGTAGCTCAGATATAATGGGATTGATTTTGTGTTGTTGGCAAAAATCAAATACTGATTTGTTGTAGGCTGAGAAGATGACATTTTGTTCGTCTAGTACCAAGCAGTTGACGTCAAACACTGTTTCGGCCACAAAGCCAGTCCATTTAGTCAAGTATGTGTCTACATACTGTTTGAAGTTGTCGCTAGGTGTTTGTCCCTGTATGTACCAAGCACCTGCATTGCTTTGATTTTTAAACTGTCCCATGGCAATGGCAGCATCAATACTGGAATCCAACACACGCAAGACTTCCCAGCCTGGAAAGTCACGATCAAAGTGCAAGTTTTCATCGTGCTTGCTTGACAAGATAACACCAGGCTTGAGAATGGCAAAAACAGCATCTCCGTGGCCATCTGTAACTGCTTCGTGAACACGGTGTTGCTTGCTCAGGCAGTTGTCAACAATCCATTGTGTTTGATCTGGACGCAAGTAATCACTATTGTCAAAAAACACATCAAGGCCAACTCGCACAATACAACTGGCACTGGCACCGACTAACACACAGTCAGGATCATGTATGCCATCCACGTGCCGAATTCCGTGATCATGATGAGGACTGCGCACTTGATCTCCGTACTGATCACAAATATGATCCAGTTCTTTTAATGGCAGTATGCGTAACAGTGTTTCGCCAAGAGTGATTTGCCAATCTCTAGGAGTCAATGGGGGTAGCGGAATTGGTCTGCCAAACGTTTGAAACTTTTGAAATCTGTCTTTGTCAGGCAAGTCTGGGCGTTGCACAATTGCTCCGTACCGCTCAATGGTCTTTTGCAAGTTGTCCAGATCTTCAGCTGTTTCAGCAAGAATTTGCTGTAGTTGATTTCGCACTTGTGCATCTTCGATGAAATCAAAGTAGTCTGGACTGTAGGCTCGCCCCACAACAACTTCTTCTAATGGTTGCCAACTGGTGTGGCTGCTAACTCTAGGCATTTTGTCTCCATGTGTTTTATTAAATTATTTAATGGTAGTTGTCCACGACTGGCAAACAACTGTTGGTTATGCAGTATGTCCGGAAGACAACGGCGGAACCAGGTCAATCGATCAAATTCGTTATTGATTTTTGCAATGGTATTCTGTATTGCGGCCCACCTGCCACGATTGTCATGAATACTATCATAACTGTTGTCTATCACATGATCAAATGTGCGATACCCCAGTGCCCGTAGTGCCTCTAGACTTCCTGCACATCCGATTATCACAAATGGCTGTCCATACTTGATGGGCTTGAATGTTTTTTCTGTCAAGAATGCACCCAAGCTCTGATCAACATCGTACAGTGTTTCCAACACAATATTACAATAAGAATTGGTAAACAGGTCCAGATTTACATCACTGTGTTGGTTTTGTTTGTCGGCATCGGCAGTGTCACACACATACGGTCCGTGTGCAATGAACTCTAGCACACGACGATACTGTTTGGGGTGCCAGGCACGTATGGGATTGTTTTCGTTAGAGTCATTGATGTCTACCAGAGTGTTGTAGCTCCAGAGACTTTGATCTAGATAACCGGCATGTTTTAGCTCGCTCATGACTGTGGCACGCCACCATTTGTGTGTTCGACTCAGTGCTGTAAACGTATAGTCACGTGGTTGATTTGTTGCTGGTTGGCTGACCTGGAATCGATTTATGTGTCGGAAAAAGTACTCGTGATCTGGAAAGTATATACCTTGTGACACTTGATCGGCTGCTGTGTTAGCACTGATCAATAGTGCATGTGGCAGTGAATATGTGTCACACAATTGATTCAATCGTTGGATTATCAATTGAGGATTGTCTCCTTCGTGATAGTAAAACAACAATTGAATGTGTTTGTTTTGAACACGCTTGATCAGTGCCGGGGTCATCAATGACATGTAATCACAAGAGTGATCAAACCAGCTTATACCAATGGGGTACCAGGCGCCCGGGGGTGCTTGCTCTACTGTGGATTCTGCACAGGGTATTCCGTGAGATTTTAAATACAGACTCAGTCTTGGCAACACTGTGAATGGCCACTGGGTATCATAACTACCATCTGTTGCAAGTGCTAGATTTGGGCGGCCAACTTGATCGTAACACAAGTGAATCATGAAAAATCTTTGCGCAAGTTTTGTAACATCGTTGTAAATTCAGACCAAAGCACTGTTTCAAATCCACCATTATAAAAATGATTCCAGTTGTGCTCAATTATGCTGTGGGCTGCCTTAAAAATATCTTGCTTGTGCAACGGTGACAGGCAGTCTAGGCCTTTAAGGGTCTGTGCTATCATCTGAATTCTCACAGCGGTGTCCGGCTCGTTGTCATAACTTTCATCCCAAAGCCCATCAAAAGTTTTAAACCCATATTGACGCAGATATTTCAAACTGCCCTGTGTGCCCACTACCATAAATGGCATACCCAGGGCAATGGGTTTGAATATCTTTTCAGTCAAGTGCTGACGCTGACCTTGAGCCACAGTTTCAGTCACAAGATACAGCAAACTATCAGCACATTCATCAAACAAACTTAACCAACAACTGTGCATGGGGTGATTGACTTCTCCGGCAAAATTTAACGGCAACGGTGGTTTTGCAAATACTGATGCTATGTCGGGGTACTGTGGCAATAGCGGAGAAATTGCATCGTGTATACTGACATTTTCTGCTGGACATGTTTTGGGACAACTGATGTGGTTGTCCATCATGTCTAGTTTAAATATCCAATATAACATTTGCAATCTGTGTGCCCTGTGTCCAGCAATGATCCTGTTGGGGGCTATGAATGTTTTGGTAGGAACACGGTCAGCCCAGGGCTGAATCAAAAAGGTTTTATTGTACCCTCGATACCAATCCAGTGCTGCCCACCCATGAAAGAAGTAATAGTAGTGCTGCCAGTTAAATTGACTACATACTTGTTCAACTGCCTGGCTTTGATATTCACTAGTGATAATAGCTTGATGAGTAGCGCCTGTGTTTTGATTCAAGTCTCGATTTCGTCTCACTGCATCTTCAAATAACGGAATGTGTGTGTCCAGATGAATAGGCTCTTGGTCATGAAATAATATATAATTAGAATCGTGTACACTACTTCCATAATTGATCAAACTCTCAGCATCGCTTCGCCCCGGCGGATCGCACATGAACATTCTAGTTCCGGGCATGAACCTGTTTATATAGGGCTTGAATGTGTTGTTATAAATCTCGTCGATTCTAATCATGTTTGATGTATTTTATATTGGAGCCAAACCCAACTTGTTCCCACACGAGCAGGCTGTGAATTCTTTGGCAGAGGCATGTGAAAAAAGTCGTACGCGGGCATGTTGGATTGTCAACTACTTATCGGACTATCAGGGCTTTGACTTTCTTTGGGTGCCCAGCCCTTGGCAAGCTGATCAAACACATGTTTGGCCCAGTCAGCATCAAGCCAACGGCGGCACCTACTTGTTGCCCAAATCTGGCATGAGTGATATCAATCGAGATCATGCTGTGATCAATCGTGGTCAATCAGTTCCAATCATTGCAATTGATCACGGCAACGGATTTGAAACCGCATACGACACAGTCACTCGATACGTAAGCGATTATCTAGGCACTCTACGCAGAGTATTAAAAAATGTAAAGCATGAATATGTGTGGGTGGTATCAAGTGTTTGCGATTACAGCAACTTTGATTTTACTTGGCATCCAAGCGAATGGCAGAACAACATGTTGCATGTGTTTGCCAGCAACGAACAGAAATTTGGTGATACTTTTTATGTGCACGTGCCTAGCTTTTTACAGAAAACTGAAAGCTTGAAAGTTTTGGAATGGTTTGAGACTTTGCATTTTGTTGAAGATATAGTTGTGCCTCGATTGCCCATGCCAGAAGTTGAGTACACACATGACAGTCTAGCAACTGCTATTTGGGAACATGAATTCACCACTCCCTTGGTGCAGTTTCATCAAGGCACCAGCATGGGCACACATGCTCCCACAGTAAGTTTGTGGCAAGAGCGTACCAAAACAGTTACACCACTCAGCAACGATCATGGCACAGCAGTGGTACCTAGGGAATGTAAAAATTACATCAAAACACAAGTATACGATTATCCTTATATTGATAAAAGTAAAATTTGTCTCAAGACTCATCCCTTGGACATTGTGTTTATCAGCAATGGCGAACCCAATGCCAAGTCTAATTATTTGCAGATGACAGTGTATCTGGCCAATGAGTCAAGGTACACAAATCGCGTTCATGTGATAGAGGGTGTAAATGGACGAGTGGCAGCATACCACGCGGCTGCCAGAGCCAGCACCACGCCTTGGTTCTTTGCGGTGTTTGCCAAGCTAGAAGTAAATCAAAGGTTTGATTGGACCTGGCAACCTGATCGTATGCAACAGCCCAAGCACTATATTTTTCATGCTGGTAATCCTGTGAATGGACTGGTATACGGACACCAAGCCATGATTGCCTACAACCGGCAGTTGGTGTTGGAGAACACAGGTGTTGGCTTGGACTTTACTCTAGATCAACCGCACGAAGTTGTACCTATTATCAGTGGCACAGCCATGTATGCTGAATCGCCTTGGATGGCCTGGCGCACTGCATTCCGTGAAGTACTAAAACTTCGTGCAAGTTTACCCGACGTGGAAAACGAGTACCGACTAAAGGTTTGGCTAAAGGAAGACTCAGGTACTATTGCCAATGGTCATTGGAGCCACAAAGGTGCACAAGATGCTGTGGAGTATTACGAAGCAGTCAATGGTGATCCCACTGAACTCCGCAAGAGCTACGAGTGGGATTGGTTGGCAAGTTATGCGTTTATGAAACGCAATCTACTAACTGATCGCTGACATATTCAACTTCAAGATCTGTTAACTCAGGATAGATAGGCAAACTCAGTACTCGTCGACACAGTGCACTGGCTGAACTCAACAAGTCGGGTCCTGGATATTGTCTATAAGCACCCAGTTCGTGCAAGGGATACTCATAATGCACTTTGGTTTCGATTTTGCGTAGAGATAGATTCTTTTTTACAATGTCTCGTTGATCAATGTCAACTACAAATTTATGAAAGCAATGTTCCTGGTTATTGCTGTCATTGATTAAACATCTAATGGGACTTTTCTTGAATCGATCAATCCAGTAATTGGCAATGTTACGTCTACGATGTTGCCATTGATCAATATACTGAGCTTTCACACGCATGGTTGCACAATCAATCTCGCTCATTCTGCTGTTGGTACCTGGTTGGTGATTGCTGGGTTTACCATTGTCTCTCCAGGATCGTGCATGATTGGCTAGACTGATGTTGTTGGTTACCACAGCACCGCCATTGCCATAATTGGCTAGATTTTTCATTGGGTCAAAGCTAACAGCAGCCGCCTCACCTAGTCTAACACACCCGGCACTGAGCCAGTGTTGAGCAGCATCCTCAATTATTGCAACATCTTGCAATTGCCAGTCGTCCCATTGTCGGGAATTTTTATAATGCAACACACTGGCACCATACAAGCCCACCAGCACAACAGCATCGTACCCTAGTGTGGATGGGATACGGTTGAGATCCAACAGTCCATGTACATCAGTGTCAACAAAGTAAACATCCCACCCTGCATTGATAAATGCATTAGCAGTGGCCACGTAAGTTACTGATGGAAGCAATACCCTGGGAGGGTCGGAGATGTCTGCTTGACCTGCATAATAGCTAGCAATAATTTCCAGTGCATGTGTACCACTGTGGCAAGTCACTGCATATCTTGCGTGATTCTTTTGAGCCAACCAGTGTTCAAACTCTAGTGTATGATTGCCATTCATGAGTTGTCCAGATCGCAGTACCTCATCCACAGAATTCAGTATTTCTGTGCGAAGATTATTGTACTGTTTTCGCAATCCAGTAAACGGAATAGTAAGACCAGTGGCTGTCATTTGTTCCAATAAGACGATTCGCTCAACCACTTGTAGTAATTTTGGAATCCTTGTTCAACATCTACCTTGGGATCAAAACCAAGAATGGTTCGTGCACGGTCAATGTTCAGTGCGCCACGGCTGGGAAAGTCTGCATCCTTGTCTCGAACTTCAATCTTGCCCCGCCCCACAATACCTGTGATCATTTCGGCAGCTTGCAGTAGACTCACACTGTGGCTCTTGGTAATGTTAAACGTCATATCACGACATGTGATACGTGTGGCTGCTGATACCACACCGTCGGCAGCATCGTCAACATAGGTAAAGTCCAGTGTTTCGCCTGCCCCGTTTACTTTGAGAGTTTCATCTCGCATGGCAGTGAGCATGAACTTTGCAACTACACGATCTTCCACATCCAGTGGTCCATACACAGCACTAGGTCTAAGAATAACATATTCCATACCAGTGCGGCGAGCATAGTCTTTGACCAACCATTCACCGGCCAGTTTCATAATGCCGTATTGCCCTTGTGGGCTACACTCATCATCTTCTAACACTTGGTCATCAAAGTCTCCGTACACCATGCTTGAACTAATGTATACAAAACGTTCTACACCATGCTTTTTGGCACTCTCCAACAGGTTGATCAAGCCACGCATCATGACGTCAGCACCATGTGCAGGGTTGGCATTGACCACTTTCTGTCGAGGGAAACTAGCACAGTGAATGATCACCCGGGGGTTTTCTTTTTCTACAATATGATCAATTTCGTAACTGTCTGTGATACACTGATTGTAGTATGTGTGATCGGTGAGCTTTTTGAGTCGTTCGCCAATCAAGTAATCAATCTCTGCTTGTGGGATGATTCCATAAGTGGTGTGTGTGTCCACAACACTGACTGTTTCGCCACGTGCCTGAAGACGTTGTACCACGTTGTGTCCAATCAGACCATGTCCACCAGTTACTAAAATATTCATACCTTGAATCTCAATCTAAAATAAGTTTCGTTTTGTTCACTAAGCCGGGCCATTACAATGTATCTATAACCATGTATTTCATAACTAGATGATCTAACCCAATATGGTGTTTCTTCTGCATTTTCTATACACCATTTGCCAACTTCGCTTTCGGCCCACTTGTGCAACGGTCTGGCTGCAAACAAGTCAGGGTCATCTACATCACCTAGGATAAATTCATGCACTTGTACATCTCGAAACCGAACTGCACGATCGGCAATTACCTTGACTTCTTCAGATTTAAAATGACGCCACTGAGCGTGTTCTTTGCGTGTTATTGCCATAACACATTGTAGCATTATTCTGCCACAAGGTCACTGGCCATTGGGAATATTTCAGTAATTACCTTGGCACATGCTATCGCAATGGCTTGATGTTCTTTCTGAGTTCCATTGGCACTACGCAGTTGGATAAAGTGAATCCAGCTACGTAATGTGCCATTCATGTACAAACGACTCACTGTAAGACCTTCGGGTAATACAGCACGGGCCTGTTCTTTGGCAATGCCATTTTTGATTGCCCAGGCGTACTCTTGTTTGGCCGAGAATAGCACACGTTTTTGAGCACGTTCCCATTCAATAGCCAACAGCCGCTGAGACTCATCGGCAAGATCAAGTTCTACGCTGTTTTGTCGATTCTTGGTGTCTTGGAATCTAGCGTCTCGTAGTACAAACGCATCATCCAACTCTGCCGTTGGGTCAGCATATCGTTGGGAGAACTCTTGAAAGGAGAAGCTTCGATGTCGTAGAATTTGTCTTGCGATGTCGCGGGTGGTGACGATTTCGAGGCAGGCTGACACCATCTCCAAAGGACTCCAGTGTTGGTGTCGGATAAGGTATCGTATGAGTTTGTCGCTTGTTTCAGTGTTGAACTGATTGGCGGGATTGGACACACGGGCGCAATACGCAATGAGTTCCTGCGCATCTTCGACGCCCAGGCTTGCAAATTCTGCTGTGGGTTGACTGTAACTGAGTAGTTTAACATTCATCATATTCCTCTAAGGAGCTTGTCAGTTTCGGGTTGTAATAATTCTGCCACTGCTTCGATGTCAAGCACAAATTCCATGTTGGTGATATCATCACAATTGGCCTGCACAAAGTTGTCCACTGCCTCTTGAATGTCGTCAATTCCAAATCCTTGATCTTTAAGTTTTCGAAGATTAATGGTTTTTTGACGACCACCTGCAATTCGGAACACTACCTTTTTGATGCATTCAAACGGGATGTGCTCTTTCTCGACTTGGTCAATGATGTCTTCCCATCGTTTCAGCCAATCCTCAGTATGTTGCATCCGGCACCGCCTTTTTATTAGGACGGCCGCGCTTGGGTTTTGCGGCTTGTTCTCCGGACGCTACACTGCCGCTCATGGTAGCTGCCTCTTTCATCAAACGATCTGACTCGGCTAGCAAGCTTCGTGCCTCTGCTGCCATACGTGTGGCTTGGTCCCGGAAGTTGTTGGCCAAGGCCGCATCGTCAAGTGCACGTGCCGCATCTGAACCTGCCACAGCGGCACTTCCTTGACGCAGTTGCTCCATTGGCGCACCAATCTCACGACCGTAATCATCTCTGCGTTTGTAGTTACTCATGCCGCGATTGTTGTCAATGTCGGCCATTTTCTTGATAGCATCTGCACCGGTCTTCATCTCGCGGATGATACGATTCATTTCTTCCAAGTTAACATGACTTGATGGATTTGGTGTAACTACCACCTGCTTTGTTTGCACTTTCTTCAACATGCCTTCGGCGTGCAGAGTCTGAAGCATAGGGCGTCCATCTGGGAACAAACTACGGAACAGAGCATCTCCAAGATTCTCTGCTGTTTGTCCAATGTCTGACTCGATTGTGCGCATGATAGTATCATGCATGGAAACTGGCATGGTGTCAGGATAAATTACCAAGCACATGTGCTCTTCACCAGGCACTTCTCTGAATACAATAGCGACTCTACGGTCACCGTGTTTACCTACGTGTTTAATCATTTTGGTTCTCCTTGTTGATTAGCGGATGTTGCATTGGCTTGAGCGACCACTTCGCTCAGGAATGCATTTAGGCGTTCGTATATTTCGCCAACTGATTTCATTTCTGAAGCTCGGTACGCACCCCTAGAGCATGCAGTGTCGATTAAATCTCTAATAGATGCTAAGTCAGCTATGGTAAGATTTGTTTGTTGTGTAGTTTCGTCCATGTCAATATTTAAGATAAAAAGAACACCGGGGGTAAAAAATCCCCCGGTTATAGCACGGTTCTGGACAAATTAGTCTTGATCGCCTTCGCCGTACAATGCAAAAGTACCAAACGGTGGATCAGGATTCTTGTCACCGTGAATGATCCAAACAGTGTCACAATAAATTGGGTCGCCCCAGCTACCGAATGGATACCCATCTGTAAACACCACCAGCTTCTTGGGCTCAATTTCAACATCTTTAAGATAGCGGAAAATAGCATCAAAATCAGTACCGCCACCACCCTGAATGTCGTACTCAGTAATGTCTTCAAGATTCTCGCTGTTGTACTGTTGTGGATTGTATGTTTCAGTATCAAAAGTAAACACATGGATTTTGTAGCTGTCAAAGCTTTCCATGATGCCCTTGATCTCACTCAAGAAGTCACGAGCTTGTTCAGTACTGATAGATCCAGATGTGTCAATAGCCACAGCAATATCAATGGCATCGGTAGTTTTCATACCGGGCATCACTGCATCCATGTCCCAACCTTTACGGCTAGATCGCATCCAACTGTAATCACTCTTGATAGTGCTCTCCAATTGCATGCGTAGCAGTTCTCGCCAGTTCATCTGAGGCTCTGTCAATTGACTAATCAATCGCTTGACTCCAGCTGGCAAGTTACCTGCATCGCAAGTCTGTGCCGCTGACAACATGGCTTCTTTAATCTCATCGCGAATCTTGGCACGTTCCTCATCGCTCAACTTTGGACGACCCTTGCCGTCCTTGCCACCATCGCCGCCACCATCGCCACTGCCTTCGTCTGTGCCGTCTAGATGCTCGTCAATCAGTTGATTGACCAGGTCATCAATATTGATTTTTTCTGCGTTCTCATACAGTTTGTCGTAAACTTCTTCAGAGCTCATGCCATCGTATTTGGAATTATACAAGCAAGGCACACTGGTAATGAATTCTCCAACTTTGTGTTTCTTCAAATCTGAGTTAACACAGAAATCGTTTGCAACGTTCCACAATTGCGGGTCACGATCTCCGCGACGCCCAAAGTGATCATAAACACAATGCAATACCTCATGCCCAAACAAGAACTCAATCTCTTTGGGTTTTAGCATTTTGACAAACCGACTGTTGTAATAGAAATTACGACCATCTGTTGCGGCAGTACTGCACCACTCGTCGGCATTGACCAATTTCAACCGAGTTGCTAGGTTACCAAAGAAGCTGGCACGAAGCAACATACCAACTCGTGCAGTAATCAAGGACTCTCGAACTTCGCGATCAATTTTTGGGTCTGTGGCACCAATAAGACTAGCAAACTTTTTTGCCAGTTCTTTTTTGTTTTCTGTAGTGGTTGCGCTCATGTCAGTTCCTTGGTGTCTATACAAGTATTATAACAAATTGGAATTTATTGGTCAACCTTTTTGTCAAGGTATTGAGCTTCGAATTTTGCTTGATCAAGTTTGGTATCGTAGATCAACTTGGCGGCAAAACACATAGCCGCCACACCGACGATTCCGCCCAGTACTGGCAAAGGGATCAGAAAGATTGTGACCGGTACCAGCACAGCAATGGCAGTGAGTCCTGCCAGAGTTTTGGCTGTTTCTTTGAGTGCTGTTTTTTGGATAGTGTCCATTTTGAGTTCCTTTGTTTCTTACTATACCCTAATTGTAGCAAAAAGGGAATTATTGGTCAACCGCATTTGCCAGTTGAAAAAACGCTAGTTCTGCGTCACTTTTGAAGTAAATTCGTAGCTCGTTGGCACTGGTAGAACCATTGGTCCAACTCCAATAAGGATTGCACTCTTCGGGGAGATTACTAGGTGTTTGTTTAACAAAGCCGCCAGGCAAACGCATCATTGGAGTATGATTTGAGCTCCAGCGATAGATGTCGTTCCATTGCCTGACCTCGGCACTCCAGCCCCAGGTACGAAAACACCATTGTTGAGCTTGAGTAAAATGCAATGGTCCTTTGTTAAAGGACATGGAATTTGAAAATCCGGCATAATACTGAAACCATTTTTGATAACTATGTCTGCCATCAAGCCGCTGTACAGTGTATTTCATCTTGCGTATTTAAGACTAAACATAATTGCATCATGTGGGTCTTTGAATGTGAAGTCCAGTATCCAGACATTTTCTTCAACTGAGTCAACTGGAGGAGAAACATAATACCACCGATTTTTATCTTTTCCAAAACTGGCGTAAATTTGTCGCAAGAGTTGTTGAACTTCATGATGACTGTAAGGACTAAACTTTATCCGAACAGTGGAATAGTCCGGGGTTGAGTCAGACATAGCCCTATGTCCCTTCACTTGACTCAACCCCGTGCTATCAGCTGTTGGCTTGCAAGATGTACTTGCCGTAACGTTGATGAAACTCATCAAAGTACTTCAGCTTGGTGGGCTGGAAAGGCAAGTTATAAGTTGTAAGGGCAATCCTTGCACCCATAACAACCAGCTCTGTTTCAAAATTCTTCATCATGAACGCAAAGAAATTGTCAGACATTTCATGGAACTTTTTGTCGTCCACACGCTTGCTGTCAATTGCATCCTTGAGCTCGTAACACAAGCTGATGACCAAACTGTACATTGCACTCACTTCTTTAACTGCGAGTTCAGTAGCCTTGCCACTCAGCACATCCTCGGGCTTGGGCAATTTACCAGCAATCTTGCGATGTGCCATGAACTTCACTGCAAGACCTTCGCCAACGGTGCCGGCAATCAAATCAGTTGCAGTGGTCTCGTCGATGTCGTCATCATCCAACAACTCGCTTACAAAGGTCCAGGTGCGCGGAGTAGCAAATGCACGTGAGCTGGACTTGGCATCAAAGTCATACAAGTCTTGCTTGGCAAAACTCAAGTAACCAACCACATCCTTGTGGATCTGATTCTGCACAGCCCACTCTTGCCAGCTTGGGAAGTCCACACGCATTTCAGCATGCACAAATCGGTTTGCCAGCGGAGTAGGCATGCGATACGTGACACCTTTGTCGCTCTCGCGGTTGCCTGCGGCTACCATAACAACATTGTCGGGCAGTCGGTACTTGCCAATTCGGCGATTCAATACCAATTGATAAGCCGCAGCCTGTACAGCAGGTGCCGCAGAGTTCATTTCGTCCATGAACAAAACCACAACTGGATATTGGCCAGCCAAGTCTTCGTCCGGCAAGTCAATTGGTGGAGCCCAGTCCATCTTACCAATTTCTTTGTTGTAAAACGGAATACCGCGAATGTCTGTTGGATCCATTTGTCCCAGACGCAAGTCAATCATGAAGCCACCAAGTTCTTCGGTGATACTAGCAACAACCTCAGACTTGCCAATACCAGGAGGGCCCCAGAGGAACAGTGGGCGTTTTTTAGAAAAGCACTTTTTAATGGCTTTTCGGGCACCAGCAGAGGTAACTGTGCGATTTTCGTGTGACATAGGGCGTTTCCTTCAGTTAAAAAATGTTTCAATACAAGTATTATACAATCAAGCGATTTCTGTGTCAACTAGCACTTGTTGTGTAAAAACAACACCACCAAATGCCGCTTGATACGTTTCTGCTACAGATTTGAGATAAAAAGTGTAAACTTTACCAGACTTTGTGATCAGTGTGTACATCATCTCAATTCCTTATTGTCTATACATGTATTATAGCAAATCAGGAATTATTGGTCAACCTACAAATAGCGCAACTGGAACCAACTTTGTGCAGATTCATTGAAGAAATCTAGATGAATTTGAGCTTGATAGTACATTCTGTTTGGGTCTTTGGCTATGTTGGCAGACGCCAGCCCCTGGTGATTGCGCCAGGTGAATCCAAGTTCTCGACGCATGACCCAACTGATTCTAATTGTTGGGCCGTGATTGTCTACTAGTTTCTGAAGAATTGGTTCCCAATCTGCTGGATCATGGAACACAATAAGGTTACGTTTTACGGTGACTTTCATGTTTGCTCTGAATAAGGTTTACAATTTGTTGCACAGTTCTTGCGTTCTCGTATTCGTGTTCTTCAATTGCAATTTTAAATTTTGTTTCAATCTCCATCACCAGCTCAATCAAGTCCAGTGAGTCGGCCCCCAAGTCAGCTACAATCTCGTGGTGTTCGTGAATTTTGCTTTCAGGAATTCCCAGTTGAATAGAAATAATTTTTTTAAGTTCAGATATAATCATGATAGTTAGGTGATATGTCGTTGTTGTTCAGAATAGACTCGACTCATATTGGAGCCATTGATGCTGACCACTTCCCCTGGCATGGTTCCGCGTCGAATGTATAGGCATTCGTGCACAAAGGTGTCTTTGCCAAATGTTGCACTGGTCTTGAGAGCCTTGACATTGACCCCCAGGAAACAGTTTTCTTCAAAGTGAATGTCACCACCAATCGAGCAAAATCTTTGCAGTACTGAATTACGGTCAACTCTGGTGTGATGACCCACACAAGTAAAACTGTAAATCATAGAGTAATCACCCAGTACCACACCTGGCTCAATCTGCGCAAGACCATCAACAAACACCCCACGACCAATAGTGGCGCTACGGCTAACATGGGCCGTGGGGTCAATCAAGCTAATGACTGACAGTTGCTTACTATCCAGTAGATTGATCAGCCTCTGTCGCTTTTCTCTATTGCGAGTGGTAACAGCATCCTTTTCGGGAGCCCAGTTTGTAGCACAAAAGAAATTGAAGTTGCGTTGGTAGTAATTCAGTTTGGTGTCTTGCTCAAACGCATCTTCTGTGTCGATAACAGGCACTCCATACAATTCAGATTTGTTGCCAAAGTAATCGCTGTCAATACAACCATGGATTTGTATACCCAACACATTGCACATGTCGGTGTACTTTTCCATGGTCATACTTGACCCCACCAATATCAACGGTCTGTCAGTTGTATTAATGTGTTGGGTCATAAACAGTGTAAGAACTCTGTTGAGTTTTTTCAAAATAGTCTTTGCGATCTGCATCAACCAACTTGGCAAATTCGTCGTGTGTGTAAATTTCCCCGTTGTATCTCACCGTGGTTGCAGGTTGCACATGCGGGTATACCTTGTTTAGATAAGACACCACACGAGCCATGGTGCGTTTGTCTCCATCTTGCACATTGGTTGGTCGAGCATGCAGTGTAATTTCTTGATCCATGAACACAATTTGTCCGTCAGCCCAATTTTGGGTGTATACATAGCGATCCTGATACACATGACGTTTCAATTCAGACATCACACGCTGACTTTCTTCTTGACTCATGCCAACAAAACCGTCAAATGTATGACTGGGGATTTTCATACCCGACAGTCCTGTAACAGTTTCTCGGTACAGCCGAGTCTCCATGCCATCCAACGGAGTCATGTTGTAACGCAGAATCAAGCTCTGTGTTTTGTTCAGTCCAGGGGCCATGAGATTGTCAGTCCATTTGTGTCGAACCACAAGCTCTTTGACCATGCTACGCATATCACTGCTGAGAGACTCATATGCATCGTGTGTGCACAAAAATGTGGTTTGGCTGTTGGCCGTGTCGCTTACACTCTGCAGGCCAATAATGCGTTGTGCATCATCGGATGAACATTGGTCACTGTGCCAGTCTAGTTCACCATTGGTAAACAATCCAGTAGGACGCCCGTGATCATCATTCTTGTAGCTGACCAGGGTCACTGCCGCTGATAGGTCTTTTACATTCTTGGCAACAAATCCCAAGTTGAGCAACAGTTCGCGCCAATGCCGACCTTGCAGTTTACTTTCAAGCACGTAGTTATGCATGATTGCTCGGCTAGGGTCTCCCCATTGCATCATTACATTGAACAATCTTTCTGTGGGAATTTTTTGATTGACAAATACAATGCATTGTCCGGCAACAAGCCTACCAAGTTCAAATATTTCATCATCTGAATTTAGGTCAATGTCGTATACTTCTACTCCAACTGTGGAGTCGTAATTTTTAAGTGAGCGAGTTTTCATCGTGTTTTCCTTTGTTGTGATTTAGGGCTAGTGAACGTTTTGTCCACACACGGTAGGCGTTCTGTATTAATAATACAGTAAAGACATCGATATGTCAAGCGTCTTGGAGATCCGACGTCGGTCTGATACCGGCGTTGCTGACTATATTTATTCTGTCAATTAATTTAATCAAGAAAAAGCCCACCGAAGTGGGCTTCTAGAGTTTCTGTTACGAGGTATGTCTTACCCTAAGCTGAGTTTAGGCAGCTAATGCGAACTGTGAGTCGTTTGCGTTTACTTTGTTTTGCTTCTTCGACCGAGTTACCCCAATCCTACGGCTTCTACATTGCCGGACTGTCCATTTCAATACTCTTGACCCAATCGATCCTGTGTCAGGCCCATCATAAAAAGATTGCTACTATTACTATGAAAATTAATATTGCTAACAATGATGGTAATCTCACGTAATCTCCTTATGGTGGACCTGGCGGGCACTGCCCCCGCGTCTTGAATCCTTTTCTGTCTACTTCATACAGTCTTAACTTTTATTTATTCTTCAACTCCGAAATGTGCCAGTATAATGTCTGCATCGTAGTCTGCCAAGCAAAGTTCAGCACATTTCTTCACAATCAACTCGGCGAACTTTTCAGCATGGTCCACGCCCATCCATTTGCCACTAGTATCAGTGCCTGCTTGATTCATTAGTTGTTTAATTCGTTCGTTCATCTATCAACTCCGGAATAGGTTAACAGAATCATTATCGACCGGGAAGGCCAGGTGTGGCACTGTGTCGTTCTTTGCGTGTTCTTCGATCTTCCACATGCGTGGATTTTAGCAAAAGCTCACGCCCAATTTTGCCTTGTTCAATTTCTTCCAGAGCCTTGACAAGATTGCCCGAATTGCTGACAACAGTTGGTTGATACCCCACAGAAAGTTCTCTAGCACGCCTGGATGCAATCAGCACCAGGTCGTACCGGTTGCCCACTGCACTTACTGCTGATTCACTGGTGTATCTGGCCATAAAATTTTCCTTTTGTTAAACTATGTGTGTATTATAGCAAATTATTCATTTGTTGTCAACGGCATGATACCCAGTCGGCGATGCAACAACTCCTTGTATTCAATTGCTCGCTGTTGTTTTCTAACATCAACACTGTGCCAATCAAAATCTTTCATTGGTTTGTTCAGAGCAAAGTCCAAATCAAACCCAAGCCCGGCAATTTCAAATGCGGCCAAATTGCTTACTTTTCTATTACCGTCACGAATGCCCTGAGCCATTAACTCGTCAGCCATGCGTTTGCAATCTTCAAAGGTGGTAAATTGATTTTTCCACAAGTACCGATTGTTGTCTTGTGTTCCAGTGATTTCGTATCCGTATTTTTCTGGGTAACGATCGAACTCACTTGTGTAGGCTAGATTTTGTTGACTTAGATAAAATGGAAGCACCACCCAGGAGTCTAGTGGTATATCTTTGTTCAGCAAAGCCTGTGCAGTACGTTCCATGCTGGCAATTTCTTCTCCAGGCAATCCAAAGATAAATGTACCATGCAACAGAATACGATCACCGTATTTTTCTTTGCAAATGCGCAAGGTATCAATCAGCTTTTGTCTTGATCCACCTTTACCAATCAACTTGGCAGTGGCAGGGTCAAGTGTTTCAATACCGAAAAAACATCCACGACATCCACTGTCAAACAACAAGTCAATGGTATGAGGGTGAGCTGCCAGCAGATCTAATCTAGCAAATGCCCAAAACTCTAAATCAAACGGCAGTGATTTAGACACACGATGTATCATCTCTACTTTTTCTTGACTGTCATTAAATGTGTCATCGGAAAACAAGTACCTTGTGACTCCGAATTGCTGATAATTATCAATCAGTTCGTTGCGCAGAGTTTCTTCATGCTTGATGTGATCTAATTTTTTCTTGCCGTTCAAGGGATAACTGCAAAATCCACATCGAAATATACAACCTCGACTGATCTCGATTACCAATGTTTCCCCGGGCAAGATAGCATCCTGAGGTTGATATTTCATAACACTGCTGTTAAAGTCGTATGATTCGGCCGCTCGGTCATCCACTAGCGTGGTTCCAAACAAACTGCGCCGAGACTTTTCAAGTGGAGTGCCTTTGTGCAAATGATCAGCTAGATTTACTATGGCAACATCGCCGTAACCAATCACAGCATAATCGTAATCTCGTATGTAAGATAAGTCTTGTGCATCTGGTCCACCAAGCACCCATTGACAATGCGGGTTGATATTGGAAACTAGCTCACGTAGTTCACGGTTGTACTTGATACCATGTGGTAGAAACGCACCGGGCTCTCGCTCGGTATACTTCTGTCCACCGCGTTCGTGATCCAGCACGTCCGGGGTGTCAAGTTGAATGGGATTTTCTATTGACTGATAAAAGAAAGAATTAACTCCCACAAACAATGTTTGTTGATTAACTGTTTGTTGGAGTATGTTCTTGATTTCTTCAATTGAAAACACATGCAAGTGATTTATCACTAGCACTTCGTACCCAGCCGCTCTAAGCTCGCATGCAACTTTGTGAGAGCCCAGTGGCTTAGACAGCAACAACACATCTGTGCGATCAGTAAGGATTACAACATTTGGTTTGTGGTTGTCTAGCATAGCTGATACTTATCAAGCCACTCGTTGCAGGCTTGGGAACTTGTCGGCTGCATGTGAGGCAGCCCAGGCATGCGGTTTCACCAACGGAATAACATTGCAGGTGCCGCGAATGTAGCCAATGGCTTGACTGACCACACATGAACTACCGTGCATTTCATCTGGGTTAATATCCAAGTGAACTTCAACTGGTCGATCTTCAAGTACAGTACTCAGTTTCTGAAACATTTCGCTAACCTTGTATACTTCATTCATCAAACGCATGCTGGGACGATTGGCTCGTTGGTCGTAGTCACGTTCACGAGTGATTTCTCCAAAGATTTTGCAACCGTGGCATCCGTCGATATGTACTACAATGCACACAGTGTAAACACCCCACCATATTCCATTGATACGATGGCGCTCCGAGTCTGCTCCTAGGTAGATACGTGTGTTTGGGCCTTGTTGGGCAATATAATCCTTGACTTGGTTTATATCTATAGTTGGCATACAATTTCCTTTGTGTGTTATGTCTGTATGGAGTGGTCGGTATCTATTAAATTTTTATAACGTTGCCTAAAGTCGGCAAACGTGGGGTTGGTATCAAGCAGTAGAGAAAACAAATAGCGTTCAGTTATGATATTCTCCACGCTGTGATAGTGTTGCACATCATAAGCATGCCATTGATGTAACGGAATCACAGTTTTAAAATCCACAGTCACATCCTTGTGGTAGATGTTGGCAGCACTGGAAAGATCGGGATTGGGTCGCGATTCTTTGTAAAATACTGTGCGAACATCCGGACCGCCAAGCTCTAGCAAATAGTTTATGGCAACATATCTTGCACGATCACAATGTGGTGGACTTTGACTGGGAACCGACAATACATTTTTAATTTTACCAACCACTGCGGATACAACTGTGTTTGGAAAAAATTTCTGATAAACTGCTCTAATTTGATTTTGTATTTCGGCAGACAGTACAGTGTCTTTGGTGCCGTATTCGTGTGCAGCCACAGGGATTTCGTTGCGATGAAAATTGTCGACCCAGATCCTGTGTTCTTCAAACAAGGGGATTTGTTGGCAACAGTTGATCAACTGGGTTGCCAACGCTGTCGGCGGCGCAGGCAAATTTAAAAAAGCTACTTTAAGTGTCGACATTGTGTTATCTTACTTATACTGGTGCGAGTGGCCGGAGTCGAACCGGCACGCCCTAAGACGGGAGATTTTAAGTCTCCTGTGGCTACCATTACACCACACTCGCATTAATCTGGTACCCCAACCCGGACTCGAACCGGGACGCCGAAGCAGTAGATTTTGAGTCTACCGTGTCTACCATTCCACCATCGGGGCGTCTAAAAGTCTGCGGTAACAGGCTTCAAATCTTCCACATCAGCTAGTCCGTCTTGGTTGTAACTGATGGATCCTCCGTAATAACCATTGTGGCTGTTACGAACTTCTAAATCTATATATCCACGATCTGTGCGGATGGTCACAAATGCGTCATCGACGCACTCGTGTTCATCTTCGAGATCTTGTCTTTCAAAATCTTTTGACTCTACAGCCAACACTGTTGCACCACGCAGGATATCAAAAGAGTTGCCACTGCCCAGTACAGAGTCTACACCATTAACATGGTTGAACCACACAGAATTGCAACAATCATTTGCAGTGTCAAATCGATAGTGATTTCCGTTGATGTCGCGAAATACCAATGTCCATGCATCGTTGCCTATGAACATTCCGTTTATCTTTTTATTAACTAACACACTAAAGCACGACATCGCTAATCCTTTCTTTTTTAACGCGGCCAATTCGGCTTGATTTGTCCCAGTCGTAAGCAACACCGTCTGGACACACACCGTCTTTGACAGCGTCAACACCAAACACCCCGCATACTTCGAAGTCTGCTCCTGCAATGGTTACAAATACTCCAACAGTTTTGGCAAAGCTCATGGCCTCGTCCAAAGTTGCACATACGTTTAATGTTAGGTTATTTTTGCTGATTACTTTGTACATGCATCAATTATACTACATTGTTGATTTTTGGTCAACCATAAAAAAGCAAACATACTGATTTCGCTAGGGCGTGTGTGAGATATCAGCATCTCTATGGGTCTTGCACCCGATCACCTGGTCCACTGGATTGTATCAAGCGCCAATGGTAGGTATACCCCTACACGTCTAATGTTTGCAAAACTGGTAGGTCATAACGGTAACGATCCGCTGTATGTGCAATGTCAATGCACCGCTCTACCTTTGAGCTAATGACCTAAATATTCATCAACTGCTTTCGTGAGTGTCAGTACCGCGTGGATCGTTTTCATCCGGTTGGTACAGATATGGACGATGTTTGATTTCTTCTTGTTCATCGTAAGTCCAACCCAGTGCCTTCATCATGCGATGTTTGACCAACAAGTTGGGACTGCGAAACACCTCAGTATCATCAAAGCCCAGCATGACACCAACTTCGCACACTGCACCACTACGGCAAACACCCGCCACACAGTGAACAACCACATTCATGTGATTGTCCTTTGCATGTTGCAATAGTCGAACAAGCTCGTTGGCCTGCTCTTGACTGCACCGCATGGCTTCGTCTAATGCAAAATCATTTTCTTCAATGTCTAAGAATTCAAATTGATGAACTTGCTTGAACTTGTACAAGGGTGTGGGAAAGTCACCAGGTGGATCCACAATTTGAATCAGCATAGCGTTCTCACCGGGATTGATATGAAATCCCCGGGCAATGTCGCTTTTGGCTACGTTTTGAATCCACGGCATGGTGCACTCCTTTTGATTGGTACCCTAGCGTGGGAACGATCCACGGACCTACGCCTTATCAAGACGGCGCTCTACCACTGAGCTACTAGGGCAATAAATGGTACCTGGACACGGTTTCGAACCGCGGACCCTCTCCGTGTAAAGGAGACGCTCTACCCCTGAGCTATCCAGGCAAAATCTCAACTGGGGTGTCACACGGGGAACGATCCCGTACTACCAGTTTCACAGACTAGTGTGCGAACCTCTACACTAGTGACACCATAGAACTTATTCCAACTCTGTTGGCGGCAAAATACCATTGCTATGTCGATCTGTAGATTTTTCTACATCTTGAAACAATCTCTTTTCTTGAGTTGTTAGTTTATCTTTGTGTGTTTTCCTAGGATTACCACACAAATAACATTCAGGGTTACCACAATCCATGGCGTGATGTTTTGCTAATCGATGAGGCTCTTGTATGGCTTTATCTTTGTCAGTTAACCCATGTGCTTTGGCAATCTTGACTTGCTTGTTTACAGCATTTTCATCTTTTTGAATACGCTTCGAACGTTTGAATTTATCTGACTCACTGTTCATGCCATGATCCATCTTTGTGTTTTTCAATTGCCAACCTCAGAGCCTGCTCAACATATTGGTTAAACGTGATATCCAAGTCATGCGCCGCCTTCATGTATTTTAGCAAATCCTCGTCGGAAAAATCAACTGGCATTTGTACTCGAGTATCGTAAACCTCGCCAGCTACAATAGCTAGACCCTTTTGGATCCACTCATCGTCAACTTCAAGATTGATATACTCAACATCGTCCCAGGCTTGATTACCTAATTCTCCGCGGTCAACGGATTCATCGGCATGTGCTTGAGTGTACTCAGAATTGATAATACGATATGCACGATTGTTAGTGTAGTCACAAACATCAACTTCGTAGACCTCCTGAGTCTTTGTATCAAACACAATATTGGCACTCCAGCCGCCGGCGCCGTGAATACCATTCCACGCACTCAGGCTATATGCATCATCACCAAAACAACTCCAGCCGTAGTCGCTACCCTCGGTAACACGATAATTCACTACTTCCATGAATTCTTTAAAAGTAATCATTTCAATTCCTTGGTTTAAATTACTGTCTCTGCATGTAAAATTATACACTAACTGCAATTTGTTGTCAATGCATTTGTTTTGCCAGTTATGATTGGTACCGCTGAAGGGAATCGAACCCCTATCCCGACGTTCGTAGCATCGTATTCTTATCCATTGAACTACAGCGATATAAATTGGTCGGTGTGACACGATTCGAACATGCGACCACTGCGTCCCAAACGCAGAGCTCTACCAGACTGAGCTACACACCGATTAACTTGCTACAATTTTTGGAATGTATGGCACTGCTCTAGGACCACCATACAGTTGTTCAAAAAGTCGTTTAGCCTCTTGCGGGGTGTCCGCATAGATACGCTTCTTTTCTTCACCTTGTGGTGTTCTTACAGTTGTTTCATACATTGGCATATTGTATCCTTGAATGGAGCGGGGTGCGAGAATCGAACTCGCAACTCTAACTTGGAAGGATAGCGTTTTGCCACTAAACTAACCCCGCTTGGTTTTTGGTGCCCCATGACAGAATCGAACTGCCGTAACCTGATTACAAAACAGGTGTAATACCATTATACTAATAGGGCATCTTTACTATATATCCTGGTAGTGATAAGTGGGAATGATCCACTCTCCTCGCCTTATGAGGGCGGTACGCATCCATCTACGTCATATCACCATATAGAAACACACTAACGAACCTGGCTGTGGGGATCGAACCCACTAAATCCCGTAGCACCAGCAGTACTGCTACGATACTGGTTAATGTGTTTTTATATGGTAGGGGCACAGGGATTCGAACCCTGACCTGGCAGATTAAAAGTCTGCTGTGCTAAACCGTTAACACTATACCCCCATATGGTCCCTCCACTGAGATTCGAACTCAGACTTCTCGGATTAAGAGTCCGGTATGCTAACCAGTAACATCTTGAAGGGATGGATCGTAAAGAATTGTCTTTTACGTGCCATCCAGGACCATACGGGGGTCTAGGATGACACTATCGTTTCGCTGAACGTTTCATGTCATTTTCCTTAGTAAAAACATATTATACGACAAATGTCATTTGTTGTCAAGTCATTTGTGGCTGAGGATCTAGGATTCGAACCTAGGAATGCCGGAATCAAAATCCGGTGCCTTGGACCAACTTGGCGAATCCCCAACAAAACTACAGGTACTCGTAGTTTACTGTGTCTGTGTTGGTACGGTAAACCTTGGCACCATTTTTGATATGGAACCTACGGGCCATCTCAGTGGGCGGACTCAGTGTAACAAACCGTTGAATACCTGGCTTGTTTTTTTGAATCCAGTCTCTTGCTTCAAAGATCAAGTCTCGTCCTGCTCCTGCTTCGTAGCTCCAAATGGTGTAGAAAACCACAACAATTGGCTCTTGGGAAGGAGTAAACAATTGGCTTTCACTTTCGGGCACAATTGACTGGTAGCTCACGCAAGTGATTGCGCGGGCAGTTGAGTCATTTTTGCGAGCAACAAAAATGTCTCTGTTTTCACCAACTCTTGAAGAAGTTGGTATGTGTGGGCGCACAGGATCTTGTGCAATAAACTCAAGAAATGAGTCAGCGGCTGATTTAATTAGATGTAACATAATATCCTTATATATCTATTTTTGTATTACAATAACATTAAACTCAGCATGGGCTCGGCTACAGCATAAGTATTCTTGATGCTAATTTCCCTAACAATCAATCCCACCCAAGTTTGTCAAGACATCAAAATTGATGTATCCTTAAATGGTCATTTGTTGTCTACCTTGGTTTGTGACCAAAAATGGACTTTTGAACATGAACTTGATGAAAGTGATATTTCACAAGACCATGTGTTAACTGTGACCATGCATGGCAAAAATCAAACGCACACAGTGGTTGACAGCAACAACCTCATAGTCTCGGACTGCACAGTACTCGTTGAACATATAACATTTGATGGCATAGATATTACTGATCTCTATGCAAAAGGTAAAAAATGCTACACTCACGATTTCAACGGAACACAGCCTGAGTTTACAGACGAATTCTACGGAATCATGGGCTGCAACGGCACAGTAACAATTGATTTTTATACTCCAATTCACATTTGGTTATTGGAGAATTGTTAATGATTGTTGCTGAACAAGTGACCGGAGTTGTAGTAGAAGCTACATCGCATTGCAATTTGCATTGCCCACAGTGTCCTAGATACGATCAGGAAGGATTCTTAAACAAGTTTCTAGTGCCTGACCATTTGGACTTTGAAGCATTTGAACAAAACTTTGTACTGTCTCAGTTGCCAAACCTCAAACACATTGTGTTTGAAGGCGACTACGGTGATATCATGATGCATCCACGTGCCGAAAGCTTTTTTAGGCACTGCTCAAGTGTGGAGTCAATTGTTGCATACACCAACGGTAGCATGCGATCCACAACCTGGTGGGCAAATCTTGCAACCATTCCCAACTTGACAGTTGTTTTTTCAATTGACGGATTAGCTGACACCAATGCAACATACAGAATCAATGCTGATTTTGATAAAATCATGCGCAACGCCCGGGCATACATCAATGCAGGCGGTCGTGCCACGTGGAAATTTCTTGTGTTCAAACACAATCAGCACCAAGTGGCGCAAGCACAAGAACTTGCCGCTAGCATGGGGTTTGCTGATTTTCAAACACAATCAACCAATAGAAACTTTTGGGATAATCCAATTTGGCCGGTAAAGATCAACGGTGAGTACTCACACGATATTGAAATGAGTGACACAGCTGATTCTACTCGTACCAAGGATTATATTGTGGCGCTTGACAAAGTCAAACAACAACAATTTACCAAACCATCTTGTTCCTGGATCAACAGTGGTAGAATTTACATAAACCACAAAGGGCATGTGATTCCTTGTTGCATGACCAGTGGCTTGTCTTGGCAACGCGATATATCTGCACAGTTGTGGCAGCGCATTATACAGCATGTGGATTCAATTGATATCAATCAGCACAACATTGCTGACATATTAACAAGTGACTTCTTTGTGCATAATCTAGCAACATCGCTGTCCAGCGCCAAGACAGTACATCCAACCTGTTTGTCTCAATGTTCATAATGGCCCGGCGTAGAGGAATCGAACCCCTATAATGACTTTAGAAGAATCATGTCCTATCCGTTGAACGAACGCCGGAGTATTTGGTCTCCCTACAAGGATTCGAACCTTGACCACACGGCCCCAAACCGTGTACGCAACCAGATAACGCTTTAGAGAGATAAACTTGGTGGAGACCGTCGGTATCGAACCGATCTAGACACGAATCTTGCAAGGATCCGCCGTAGCCCTCTACTGCCCCCATTATAGAAACACACTTAAACAGTCCTTCAACGTTAGTCGCTATCTCCCTTACTATCGGGCGGATCTGTATGTGTTTCTATAATGGCTCCGCATCTGGGTAACGATCCCAGCTAATCATTGATTAACAGTCAAGCCCATGCACCATGCTCGGGTTCTGCGGAATAAAATTTTGGCGGAACGACTCGGACTCGAACCGAGAACCCGGATTACGCCGAGCGACAGATTAGCAATCTGCTCTAATACCATTATAGGACCGTTCCAAAACTTACAAAATGGCTGGCCTTGAGAGGATCGAACTCCCACCCCTTGTTTCGAAGACAAGGATGATATCCATTTCACCAAAGGCCAAAAACTGGTGCTCTCACCAGGTAACGATCCTGGGTTGCTACATTACCAATGTAGTGTAATGCCTTTATACTATGAGAGCAATAAAACTGGTGCGGGGTAAGAGAATCGAACTCTTGCTTAAACGTTGGCAACGTCTGGTTCTACCATTAAACTAACCACGCATTTGCTATTTGCAAATAGCAAATAAAATTGGCTCCACAGCCTGGGCTCGAACCAGGGACCAAAAGATTAACAGTCTTCTACTCTACCAACTGAGCTACTGCGGAATAAAAATTTGGAGTAGGTGACAAGGATCGAACTTGCATAAAACGGATTTGCAATCCGCGGCCTAACCATTCAGCGACACACCTACATATTGCTCTGCATCCCCCGGCGGTAATTGTAGTACATCAGAAATTTGGTCAGCAAGTTTTCACTCACCAATTAGTTTTTCATCACACGTACCTTCCACCCGCTTCCCGACAGGGACCGTTATCGCATTGCTAGCGGCCTTTGGGTTCGAAGACTACCACCCGTACTTGTCACAGTACTTCTCATCGTGTGGGTCACACTATCCGGAGACACCCGGAACGTTCTGGTGGAGATGATAGGATTCGAACCTATTGCGTTTCTTAAGTACCGGATTTACAGTCCGGGGCCACTCCACCATCGTAGCCGCATCTCCAAAGTGGTACTGGGTACGGGAATCGAACCCGTCTTACAAACGTGAAAGGCTTGTGTCCTAACCGATAGACGAACCCAGCGTAAAGAAAAACCCTGAAGTAGTCCAGTCAAGCAACCAAACAGGGCCGTGTTAAAAAGAGAAACTGCTGTTGCAGGACCTAGTGCCTCAATGAGGGAAGTATCCAGGCGATGCAGTTTCAAAAATGAATTTGAGAGTAGTGCCACCCTGTTATAGGCACCATTCACCCGATTTAACAAGTCCGGACGGGGTTCGGTACGTCACTTGGGATTCATCCAGCGTGGTAACCATGCTACACCGATCTTCCGATCAGCCGGGAGTCGAACCCGCTTGCCTTCTATTACTCAGTACCTTCGAAGAATACTGCATAACGTGACTTCACTTGCTGACACTCTCAAAACTTGGCGGTCTTAGGGGGTAACGATCCCCACTCTTACGGCGTGACAAGCCGTCGTGCGTCCATGAACACTTTAAGACCAACTATATTAAAAAATACTAAAGGAACCATTGTGCATCTATGTCTACCTATACGACCGTCTCGTATAGGCCTGCACGGTCATTACTGCCTACATGCTCCGCCGCTTTTCTGAGCATTACTGCTCGGCTTCATGAACTCTGACTATTGAGCGTGGGCGGCCCCACTGTCCTCGCACAAAGTTCCTAACGGTGTAGGTAACCTTTAATACATTTTAATATAGCAACCCTTGCGGGTTACTACAAGAAAACTCGACTTTTTAAAGAACATCTAGTTAATTTCTAACTAGTCTCTAGTATAACACGATGTGCAATACCAGTCAATCTGTTTTGCAAAGTCCCTACAACTTCTAGGGTTTTTGCAACATCAGTTAATTTCTTAACTTGTTTCTATTGTAGCAAAAATACGTTTACCGGTCAAGTGAATTTTTGTTGTATTTTCACAACACTACCGGGGCCGCCCCTATAAGTATAGGCATGACCAATCAAATACAACTTTCGACCAAGCACGGTCAGGTCCTGGTCGAACTACTTGACACTGAGTTTGTTCACTTCTGGAAAACTCATTATGATCAAATGGTTGATTGTTACAGCCTAACACCTAGACACGTGCCCTGGCCCAATTATCAGCCCTGCAGCCACGAAACTGTTGACACACTAATTGATCGCATTTTGAACGTGATCAAAACAATTAACTCCAGCAGTTACCTATGCCCGTTACCGGAAATTGTAACCAAAGATCAATTGAGTAGATTGGATTTGAGCACACAACAATTGCTCAATCGATTACACAGATATGCAGTAGTAGCTACAGAATTTGGAAATCGATGGCATCACAACGGGCAGGAAGAATTTAACCCTGTACCCTATACCAACGATGAATTCATGTACAACATCAATGTGTTAAATCAAAGCATTCATTACCTTGAAGAATATGTAATAACACCACACAAACAAGAATTCTTGCGACAAGTACAAACAGTAGAGTTTGTTTTTGAGTCATCTAAATACCAAGATGTTGACGTTTTTCTAGATGGATCAGCTGTTGCAATCCCTGACGAAATGCAACAGCATCTCAGATTGTCGGGGTATGATGTGTGGATCAAAAAAGATCTACTGGGAAAAGACTTTATAACTGCATTTGCAGATCATGATGACCCTGCACAATTTGACATACGTCCACCGCCTACAATCAGTGGCGGTATCGCAATTGATCTTGACCAAGGTAGGGACAACCTATTTGACAGTCCTTTATTTGCTGCCTGGCTCGGACAATCTCCCAATGATACACATGGTAGCTATCCATTGGGCAAAGTCATTTCTGGTAAAGAAAACTTATTAAAATTCAGCAGACGTTTCTGGTAGCTCCACCGGGTAACGATCCCAGGACTGCCGGTTATCAGCCGACTGTTATTCCATTTAACTACAGAGCTATTCAATTTGGCACGGGTACTAGGGCTCGAACCTAGAATGACAGAGTCAAAGTCTGTAGTGTTACCATTACACTATACCCGAACAATCTTGGCGGAAAGCAGAGGAGTCGAACCCCATCCCATTTCTGAGAACCTGGTTTTCAAGGCCAGTCGCAGGACCATCCCCGCTGCATTACTTTCCATTAACTATTGGTGCCCCAGGATGGAATCGAACCACCACACCCTGCTTACAAAACAGGACCTCTACCACTAAGGATACAAGGGCAAAAATTGGCGTACCCACTAGGACTCGAACCTAGACTGACGGTTTTGGAGACCGCGATGCTGCCATTACACTATGGATACATTAACATATGGTGGACCGTAACGGGATCGAACCGTTCCTTAAGGCTTGCAAAGCCCTCGTGCCCCCAACAACACTTACAGCCCATACATTCTAAAACACACCATCTGCGGTATTGCAACCCAGATCAGCTTGGTGTATTTTAGAATGTAGTGTGTTTCCACACCACATGATAGGGTCAATACCCTACCCAGGAGTCTTACTGTCTGTGTTACCGCCACAGAGTTCATGTGTCCTGTCCGCCCGTTTGCTTGTTTTTTTGAGTGCTTTAGCGGGACCTCGTTTCCCAATAGCACTAAGTGAAAAACCCTGGAGTTTTTAATTCCAGGGTCTTTGAATTTGTAGATGTTAACTTAGTTAATCATCCCATCCTTCAATAGACCCCGGTACTCCTGGAATACTATTCACATGATCATAGCCGCGTGACCAGGCTGTTGTCGCCTGTGTCAACATGGGTTTGGATCTTGTTAAAGTATTTGTTTTCATCATGTACCTATTATAGTTTATTTATGATTGCCTGTCAACCACTAAATTTATGTTTTATTTAGTCCAGTTGATTGGTATTCATTCAAGTATTATACAACAAAAAGCTTTCTTGGTCAAGGGGGTATTTTGCCAGAATCATGTAAATACAACAACACAACATAGAAATGGAAACACATGGACTTTTTAAAAATTGTTGCCGAGCTTGGCTTTCCTATTGCGGCTGCATGCGGTGCAGGCTACTTTGTGTTCCTGACCTTGAAGTTTATTCTTGCAGGCGTGACTAGCAGTGTGAATGGCATGGGCGGAATCATCAAGGGACTGGACAGCAGAGTTGATACCATGACCAACCAATTGCAACGTATCGACGTCAAGGTTAGTCATGCACTGGGGCTACAGCCTGACTATGATCGCATAAGCAGAGCAGAGCAAATAGATCAAAGGAAAGATTAATGAAATACCACGACTACGACCTAGATCTTTCCAAAGAAAAAATTGTACTTGATCGAGAAATAACACTTAAAAAACTTGAGTGGCACAAGGGTGACTACTTTGAAGTCACGGAGCATGATGGTCAAATTGAATTGGTCAGGGTTGATCCATTGGTAAAATTTATAAAAGGTTACGAATTGTGAATTTCATGAGTGTTCAACCAGTAGGTAAATATTACTATGAATTTAGCAGAATTAATTAACAAATATGGATTCCCTATTATCAGCGCAGCTGGCATGGGATATTTCATTTACTATGTGTGGACCTGGGTAACCACTGAGATCAAGCCAGTTATAGGACAAGCCAATGGAACTCTTATTGCTCTTATTGATCGTATTCGTATGCTGGACAACGACCTTATAAGGTTGAATCAAAAAGTAGAAACAGTTATGGAACTGCGCGGCAAAACCATTGAACAAGAGCGCATTGAAGCTGATAAAGAGATCAACACTCGGCGCAAAAAAGTAGTAGAAGAAGAGAATTCAGCCAACAAAAGAAAAATTGCACCCAAGGAAGCCACAGGTAATGACCAATGATCGAAGTCATATACACACTGATTACAACTCACATTACTATCTTAAGTGTTACTTTATTTTTGCACAGAGGCCAAGCACACAGAGGGATTGTGTTTCACCCTGTACTAGAACATTTTATGCGAGCCTGGCTATGGCTCACCACAGGCATGGTCACCAAGCAATGGGTTGCCATTCATCGTAAACATCATAGATTTACCGAACAACCGGGTGATCCACATAGCCCGCATGTGTACGGCATTAGCCGGGTGTTTTTTCGAGGAGCAGGGTTGTACCACCAAGCCAGCAAAGACACAGACATGGTCAACACTTATGGGCCAGGCACCCCAGATGATTGGGTAGAACGAAATGTATATTCCAAGCACAGTCGCTTGGGAATTGCTTTGTTATTGGGTGTAAATTTACTTTGCTTTTCCTGGTGGGGATTATTGATCTGGGTGATACAGATGTTATGGATTCCTTTTTGGGCAGCTGGGTTTATCAATGGAATTGGCCACTGGGCCGGCTATCGGAATAGCAACACCAAGGACCGCAGTTATAACATTGTGCCCTGGGGAATCATTGTTGGTGGTGAGGAATTGCACAATAATCACCACCATGCGCCAGCAAATCCAAAACTAAGTCAACGATGGTTTGAATTTGACCTAGGTTGGGCTTGGTTCAAGATATTTGAAAAATTGAAATTAGCAAACGTTAGAATTGCCTAGCAATAGATTCAGCTTCAGGAATGCGTGTATGTGTGTTCTTGCTGCCCAGTAATACCACAATTCGTCGACCAACATTGGTATCCAGCATCATGACAATGCATCCGCCGCTGGCACGGATGTAACCAGTTTTACTCACTAAGAAATTGTATTTGTCAACAATTGGGTTGGTGTTATTGATCACTACCCACTTTGCACGAGTGTGAATTTTAGTTTGCCTGATGTTGCTAGCATTGATGATTTCTTGGTAGCGAGATGATTCTATTACCATCTTTACCAGGTCAGATGCAGTGCTAATATTCATTATGTTAAGGCCAGTGGAGTCAATGAATCTAGTGCTGGTCATACCAAGTTGTTGAGCTTTGCGATTCATTTCCTTAACACAAGAATTGCGAAAACCATCATAGTTATCACACAGTACCTGCGTTGCTTGATTGTCACTTTTTATTAATGCCAGTTTGATCAGTGCTCGACGAGTGTATGTTCCCAGCAGTTCATCAAGATCTTGTTGCTTGTCCAAAATCACCATGACTGTCATCAGTTTGGTGATGCTAGCAATACTGCGAGATTCTTGACTGTTGTTGCTGTGAAGTACGTGGCCATCACTATCTGCTACCAACCAACTTTTGGCAGTCATTGCAAAGGCTGCGGGACAGGCCAGCATGGCAATAGTGAGTAAAAATTTAATCATCAAATTGATTATAACTGAACTGTTGCCAGCATACACTGATATTGAACAAACTCAGAGTCTTACTTGCTTGTGGCTCTAAACACACCGTCCCAATCGCCGGGCAAGTTGGCCACACGCATTTCTGCAATACGTTCAACCCATAATTCGTAGTAATGGGTCATTTTTCCGTCAAATTCATCCTTGATGGTTTCAATCAAGGCAAGAGTCTTGTCCCACTGCTGTTTACGATAGTATTCTAACATCAAGTCGTGAATCTCTTTGGCATGATTCCATTTGGACATTTCCTCAGCGGTGGGATTGTAGAACACTGTGTATATGGTTACACCTTCTTTTTTGCCCTTGACTGCAATACAGTCTAGTTCAATTGTGAAATAATCAGTGCCCAATCGTTCAGCAGTGGCTGGGCCTAACACAATTAAAACTCCGTAATTTTTACTTTGTCCTTCGAGCCTACTAGCCAAGTTAACAGCGTCTCCAAGGCAGGTGTAATCAAACCTTTGTTCGCCGCCCATGTTGCCAACCACAACAACCCCAGTATTACAACCGATCCCAAGACCAAAAGGAGGCACGCCTTCTTCAGCAATTTCATCATTAAATATTTTAACGGCATCCAACATCTCCAGTGCAGCCTTAACAGAATCTTTCGCATGTTTAGTATTATCTAACGGTGCGTTCCAAAATGACATTGTAGCATCACCGATGTATTTGTCAAGTGTGCCTTCGTTTTCAAGAATGACTTTGGTTACCACAGTCATATAACGATTCATGATTTTGGTTAGACCTTGTACATCTTTACCATAGTGTTCACTAATACTAGTAAAGCCACGCACATCGCTAAACTGAATTGTCAAGTCTTGTTCTGTTCCGCCTAGAACCAGTAAACTAGGATCCTTGACCAACTTGGCCACAAGATCTGGACTCAAGTAACTACCGAACTGTTTCTTGATCTGTTGCTTTTGCAAAAACTCACTCACAAACTTTACCATAAAGGCATGCAAAGCGACCAAGCCAATGCCAACTGCAAAGGCAGCACTATCGAATAAGAATAGGTAATGGCTATAAGCAAACATACTGCCAGCAATGACGCTGCCAATCGTAACCACAGTTGCCGCAATGCCCACATAAGTCCACCTCATTAAAAAGATTAATAAAATGCCAGCCAATGCAATGCTGACTATTTCTAGCTCATCGGCGTATCCAGGACGTTGAATTGATGTGCCACTCAACATTGTGCCTAACAAACTAGCCTGTAGTTCTTGTGGCCAAATTTCACCTCGACTGGTTGCAATTGGGTTTACAAGTCCTGCCGCACTCAGACCAACAATGACAATTTCGCCATTGAAGTCCTTGGGCAAATCAGCCAGACTATGTTGTGAGGGACGCTGGCTCCAATCAATCCAAACACGGCTTAGCGGGTCCACTGTGATTTTGTTTAGCTTGGGAACCCTAAGTGCCTCTACACCCATGTCTGTGATTTTAACTTGTATCTTTGTGTCGCCTGCTGCCAGCCTCAAAGTTTCCAATGCCAAACTAGGATGTATAGTGTCTTGGCTCATGATCAACAAAGGCATACGTCGAACAACGCCGTCAATCTCTGGGAATGTATTAACGACTCCAACACCGGCTGCACGTTCTTCTAGCATGGGAACGTTGGCAATGATACCAGGATACTCTACCAACGTGCCGTGTGCATCTTGACCCACAACTTGAACAGCTGATCCAAATGTAGTGTTTTTACTTTTGGAACCAGCCACTTGAGGCAACACAGTGGCGTATTGTCCAAGAGCTTTGCTCAGTTGAACATCGCCACCAAATCTGTCAGACTCGGGCATGAGCACGTTAAACACAACCAATCCAGCATTGCGCTTGTAAAGATCTTCAATGATGGCAGCATAGGTTGTTCGCGGGAATGGAAATTGTCCATATTTGTCCAATGCCGCTTCGTCGATGTTTACTGTGTGTACTGGTATTTCTTTGGCAGGTTGGCTGGTAACCAATTGGTCAAAGTAGCGTAGTCTCACGCTTTCAACAAATGTAGGATCCCAGGCACGTACCAGCATCACTATTAACAAGGTGAGCAAGGCAGTCCATGGGTTTAGTAATACTTTTTTCATATAATATTTACCTGGTATAAATTTGAAGTCACCCGGAAGTTTTAACTACTTCCAGTATGGTAATTTCTAATACTCTATGCTTGCGATAATGCATAAAATTTTTGAACTTGGCTTCTATGTCCCGTTGAATGTATTCGTCATGGTAGGGCATGGTGGCCGTGTCTTCGTAAGGCTCGTCGTTTTCGTTTAACGCTATGAAGCTGAGCTTGACTGTGCCTTGTTCTGGCTCTTTAAACATTTTAACAAGTTTACTGAGCATAAGAATAGTTATTGTCCTTGTGTTACACTCACACTGCATCCCGAAAGTGTGGCACACTGTTGTGTAATGTTGATGTTTTGTGCTGTGGCACCCTGCTGAACAAGTGTGACATTACTAGCACCACCTGCATTGGTCAAATTAATTGTGGCTTTGTGACTGCCAGCATCCTTTTGATTGGCACTGACATTATGTCCGTTACCTGTTAAACTTAGATCAAGGAAACTTCCTGTACCCTGTTGTGAGATATCAAATATGTTGGTACTGCCGTTAATAATACCAAAGAATGTTTTCTCGCCGTTGCCTGTTTGTTTTAGTGTTCCGTTGTTGTTATTTCCTGTAACATCAACATAGGCAAAGTGCCCACTAGTGGAGCCGCCATCGTTGGCTTGTTTTAGGCTCAATGTGTTGGTACTGCCGCTGATGTTTAGACCCATATAATGCCCGCCGCTCTCGCTAGCATCTTGTAGGCCTGTTGTAGGATTACGTGCTTGCCAGAGTGAGATATTGTTTGTATTGCCTGCGATGTTAAATTCAATCAAGTTCTTGCCCAATGTGTCGCCTTGCTTGATGTTGATAGTATTGCTGTCACCATTGATAACAGCATAGTTGGTGCCACCTAGTCCTGCAATTTTGTTATAGTTACCAGTTTGTTCAACAGTTACAGAGTTACTACTGCTACCAATTTTTTGATCAATGTAAACGCTGTTACCTATTGTAAGATTATTATCTCTTGTTTTGGCAGCATTTCGTTGTGTAATCTGTGATGCAGTTATGTCACTATTCTCTGGCCAGGTGGGTGCGGCAGTACCCCCACCTCCTCCAGAGGATGCTGTTTGTCCAGCAGCCAAAGGCGTTGAACTAGGTGGTGTATATGCTTGTAATTGTGCATTTGATGGATATTCTTGTGTTACAGCCCAACTACCACTGCTACCGTTGGTGTATCCTTGTCCGGTAGTGATAAGTGTTCCCCACATCCCATTTCCATTGTAGAATATAGCGCCATTGGCTAATGCTCTGAACGATCCTGTATTGTTGATTATTTTATATTTTGTACCATCACTGTTAAACACAGCCATGCCATATGTCCCAGGATTGGTTGTGCTAGCAAAGAATCCAATATATCTTCCGTTACTACCGGCATCAGCAGTTTGCGCCGCCGTCCATCTTGCCGCGCTGGCTGTTTGTGTGGAATAATTTATAGATGCATAGATGTAGTTAAACCCGCTGGCATATAACGTACCTCCCGATACATACCACTGTACATCAAATATCTGTGCTGTACTAAGTTTTAAGTCTGTAATTGCGGCCTGCGAGCATTTGGAAATACTCATTAGAAATACTGCAACAATTAACCATGCCCAGTATTTTGGTCTTGCTGAATAAAAAATATTTTTAATCATCTGTAGTTCTGATTGATAACAATCTGTCCTATAGTTTTTCCTGTGCCAAAGTTGTAACTGGTAGTCTGCATATCTTGTGTGACAATAACTTGCACTTTGGTATCTAGTGGTATAATAACGTTGGTATAGTTTCGGCTATTAGGACTTAGACTCTCATACAACCATCCAACTTGTTGTGTTTCACTTTGATCTTTGAATAGTTTTTTAACATAGGGATTATCAGTGTCGCTCAAAGAAGCCACAGCATTGGCTAAAGCGTCTTTATTTCCGGGAGTATCAACGCCAACTTTGGTTCCTTTAGCAGTGTCTTCGTCATCTTCGTTGGCACTACGACCTTGTTTGTAAGATCTATTACCACCACCACCTTCTTGCTTGCCTGCTACTTGTTGCTTCTCTTGATCCTTGGCATCATCTTTTTCATCTCGCTTGTCTCTATTATCAGAGCGTTTAGCATCACCTGTAGCCACGGCAGCGGCACGAGCAGCGGCAATGACATTTACTCCGGTAGTTGTTTGTGGAGGACTGACCATCAAGTTGTTGCCAATGGCCATGCCATTAAGGGCTACAATAACAGCAGGGCTTGGCATGCCGTTTAGTGTTTCAACTAGAGTGGCTTGATAAGGACGGTTTAGTTTAACTATGCCTGCTGGTGTTTCTACATCGATAGCACCGCTACCACAGCTAAGACCTTTCAAGTTGATGTTTTGTTCAATTTCGCAAGTGGGCATCAGCATGATCATACTGGCACCTGTTTCGCTTACTGCCATGACAAAGTCAGTACCGCGAACAGCAATGGCTGCTGTGGGTGTGTTGATTTTTACGTTTTTGGGATCTTTGGCAATGCTACCTGATACGTAGCGAACTGTGCCTGCGGCTGCCTTGAGTCCCAGCTTACCGGCACCGCTTTTGGGATCATAAACAAAATCATCAATAACAAGGCTACTCGACTCAGTAACAGTGACATTTGTATCGTCTTTAAAAACAATCTTGACTCGACCGTTTTTAGTTTCAACTCGGTCATTGGTTTTGATTTCTGTGCCTTTTGCAATTTGAATTGTATCTTTACCGCGTTTGATGATAGCAGTGCCAGAGGCTTCTGTAACAGAGCCAATGTCCGCCCATGCTGAACTGGCTATTAGTAAGCCCGCGATAAGAGAGGCAACTCTCATTGTTGCCCCTTAGTTCTTCTGCGTTATATTAAACATGCCTGAATTAGACACGCTCTTGATATTGATAACATTGTCAATAGTACCAGTCTGGCTCATTGTAAATGTGTTGCTATTACCTGCAACATCAACCCAGATGCTAGAACCAGTAGCACCTGTTGAACGTTGATTGATATCAAATGTGTTAGTATCACCAACTACTTTGATAGTTTGACTGTGCTTGTCACCGATTGCATCAATTCGAAAAAGGTTGCTGTTACCAGTTACATCAACTGCACTTTTTAGATCAGCACCTGTACCACGGAATTGTAGATCATTGCTGTTACCGGTGAACTTCCAGTTTAGGTCAGCAGCATTACAGCCTGTTAGGGCTGTTCCACCTGTTGAAGCTGTGCCGTATCCACAGGCTGCATCAACTCGATTGCTATCACCAATCTGTTGAATGGTGACATTAACTCCTTTACCAGAGCCTGTTGTATCATTGACTGCTTCTAGACTGATGTCATTGTTAACACCAATTTGGCGAGTAACGATTTTTTGATCAATGCCGCGTAGGTACACAGGTCTGCCGCCAGATCCAGCTTTGTTACCTGTACCATCTTGTGTCATGTTGACGTTGGGATTGTCACCGCTTTGGTCAATAAAGATACGGTTAGTTGTGGCAATGGCCAGTGCGGCTGTTGCGTTAGGACTAACTGTAGCCATGTTTGGAATCACCGGCGCACTTGGTGCTGTGACCGCAGTCTGTGCCATTGCAGGTAATGATACTGCTAGTAAAATTGCTAATATTGTTTTTTTCATTTTTGTTCTCCCGGTTTTTTACCGATGTTATTATTTCCAGAACTGTAGTCTGGACCAGACACTTTTTTCTTTGCTTCCTTCATCACGCTTTGCGATATCGGACTGTAGTGGAGTGGATGGAGCTTTGGCAGCTCCTTCACGTGGGGTTTCCTTTTGAACCAACTCATTAGATTTCTCCTTGAATTTCCATAGGCCCGTGCGTTCACCTTTGTTAATCAATTCAATTACTGCTGTTTCAATTGCTGAACGTAGAGCGTAGTTGCCTGGCTCGTTGAATGTTTGACTTGAGTCAAACTCAAATGCTCGTGTTGCCTGGTTGAAAAATTTCAACGCAGTAGTGCCATCAGCAGTACTGAGCAAGTTCTTTTCCACTGTAACAGTGGTTAATACTTCCCCAGTTTGTACACTTACCAAACGTAGGCTGATAACAACCACGTCTTGAGTGTAGGCAGTTTGTGCGCCAATACCCAACCAACGTGCTCCAGTGCCACCTGTTAGGGTATTGCTGTTGTAATCAATAATGCCACCTTCTAGAATAACACCTGCCATTTGTAGTGGAGGTAACATCTTGGCATTTGCGCCTTCGTAGATCTCACGTGTCTGTTTGATCATCTGACGTTCTTTTAACAAGTTGTCTAGGCCAACACGTTCAACAACTGTGAACCATTGACGATTGCCGACTTCTTGAAGACTCTTCATCAAGTATGCTTCAGCACCTTGTGTAACTGCTGTTGAGAACAAGCTCAACGTTGAACTTGGTTTACGTTGTCCCGTCAGATCTTTGAAACCATATACAGCCACTGTTACTGCTGGACCTGCCGGTGCTGGTATGTTGGCAAAACTTTTGTTGATTGTTTCGCTGACACGAGCTTCTTCTTTGATCTTCGTATCTCCCCAAGGACGTACTGTTGAGCAACCTGCCAAGGCTACAACTGCTAGAGCGATCAAGGATAATTTAATTGTTTTCATTTTTTCTCCTTAAAAACCAAAACTAGCAATTGGAACTGTAACAGTGGTCACAGTGCCCTTGGCATCTACCACTGTTAATGTAACTCGGTCATTGGCTTTGACCCAGGTTACTGTATTGTTGTCTAATTTAAACGTTCCTGTAGTGGGATTTACACAACCGGGAATTGCTGAACCATCTGCGGCTGCACAACGATTTTGAAATAAGTTGTTGCTTAACTGTGTAGCCAGTTGGGCATATACTTGGCTTTGGAATAGACTCATGAATCTATTCAACGGTGTGTTTAGTAAGTCGGCTTCGGCTTTGGCGATGGCGGCTTTTTTGTCTGCTTCGATAGCATCACGTCGTGACTTTTCTATTGAATCAATGGTCAATACGTGACTGCTAAATCCAATTCCGCTAAAGGCCGGATTTTTAAACTGATGAACAAGCTCGGAGTGAGCAACAATCGGGCACAGTAACAAAACCATTAGGATTTTTTTCATTATTAGTATACTCCTAGTATTACTAATATTTACTTAAACTAATGTAAAACTTCTGTGCAGAGTTTAATCTAGAACAAGATCCAAGCCGCCAGGCCAAGATATGTAAGTTGGTGCGCTAGTTGATCTAGGCCGAATTGATTCCAAAATAAAGGTTTGGTTTGATCCTTGATACCAAAATGAACCTTGGCCCAATCAATATGATAATGTATCACACCCTCAATCACAGTGACCAACAAGATGGTTCCAGCGGGTACAGGATGCACCAGGCTGAATATCAGTAGCACAACCAAGCTGGTCCATACATGGTCTAGACTGTGGCTAATCCCACAAAGATCACGATAGATTCCCTTGCGCACAGTTTGGGCATAAGTTTGTATCACAAAGTCAGCATAGTAGTGCTTGACTTGCAACAGGCATAATAGTATTAGGATTTCCATGCAGTAATTTATTTAACCATATAGAATAATACTTATAGATTTTTCACAAGGTATTCTGAGCAAGATTGCGCAGTTTTTCAAGCTCATCGGCAGCTTCCTCCAGCAGATCGGCAATTCTGTCGGGTTTGCCCTCAACAACAGATTTTCTGCCAGGAATTTGTCTGCGTATTTCAGCTCGTTTACGAAGACGATATACTAGATCTTGGTTCTCCATTTATTCTTCCTTGATCTCAACCACATGATATTCTGACTTGGGATAATTGCCCCATAACCATTCCAACAAGTCTTGACTATACGGTAACTTGATAGATTTAAATTTGTTGGTAATATACATTATTTCTCTCTGTCCAGCTGAATTAACACATCACGTTCTTGTTGGTCAATGTCACTAAGTGACTGCTCTAGAGTTTTACCAACAATGCCCACATATTGCACATTGTCATGCCAGTGTGAGTACAATGCAACTGCATCTCGCATGCCTTGATGATAGGCCTTGCACAGCAAAGCTTTGTCCATCTTAGTGATGACCTTTGACTTTGCCTTTGATCGCATCGGCAATGGCATCCTCCATGGTAATAGCAATCATTCCAGTTGCATCCATGCCCATGTCGCGACATCGAAATTGTTCCATTCCACTCTCGCCACCATGCAAGTGACCGTGCAAGTGAACAGCACCCCTGTGCATTTGGTCCCACTCAGCAATGGGGTAGTGGAACATCACAACCTTTGTTCCATTATAGTTGATGTCTAGGTACTTGTGTACTTCTAGGAAACATCTTCGGAAAGTGGGATCATTGAGTATCTTGCGATCATGGTTGCCTTCGATCAATATTTTTGTGCCATTGCAACGATTCATGTACTCTGCTGCTTTTTGTGCAGGCAAGAAAGCCACATCGCCGAGTATGTAAACTTTATCTTCAGGTGCAATCAAGTCGTTCCATTCCTTGATCATTGCCTCGTTCATGTAGTTTACATCATTGCGAAACCGAGCACGTGACACTGAACAAAAACTCATGATGTTGGTATGTCCAAAATGCAAATCGCTGGTTACGAATGTTTTCATAGTTGTATTATACACTTAACTGAATACTTTGTCAACAGTATTCAAACATGCCAAATCTCATGAAATCCTTCTTCCAGAGTTGGCATTTCAAAATTCCATACCATGTCATGTAACACATGTTCTGGAATGACTTTTCCAGGGCGTGTTTTTAGTCTGCGCTGGTGTTCTTGCTCATCCGGTGTTTGGAACACTATAGCAATTGCGTAATAGTCAGGCAACATGCGGAACTTGCGAGTACGACTTGCAAGAGTAGTGCTGGTCTGATCCCAGATAATATCCTTGCCTGCATCACGTGCACCATTTACGGCACCTGCCATTCTTGCAACAGCCACAGGCATGTATTCCTCAAACACTTCAGAATAGGTTTTACCAACATTCTCGGCCCACTCTTCAACATACTTATCGGTTGAAATGTACGCACAGTCTCTAAACCAGTCTTGATTTTTTGCCCAGGTGGTTTTACCCGATCCGGGTACACCAATCAACATGTATAGTTTATTTTTCATTTTTTTTACCAACGCTGGTACCTCCGCCGGGACTCGAACCCAGATGAACCAATTATCTGTTGCTTACGGGATATAAATCCGCCGTTTTACCATTAAACTACAGAGGCATTATTGGTTGCGGGGCTTGGATTTGAACCAAGGATGGCAAAGGCTTATGAGACCTCGCTGGTGACCGGACCCTCCCCGCGATAACTTTATAGGTGCTCTCTGTTGGAATCGAACCAAACTGTTTAACTCCGTATCTTCCTGGCACTTTCGGTAGTTAGTCGACTTAGTACCTAACTCGTGTTATCCAGTGTAGTTAAACTTCAAAGAGCATTTATAAAGTGTCCGGCTACTCTCACCACAAGAGCCCCGGACTGGGCTGTCTACTCCGTCTACGTATTTGTTCTTATGGTAAAGGTTAGCGTTCCTCACCCTAGGCAGTTTTCAGTATCTCCGAACAGGAGACTGTAAGGTCAGGTCCTAGTGTACCCCCTGGTCTATCGTTACAGGGACGCTATTTCGTTAACGTAGAAATAGTAAGACGGGGTCTGTTAGATCAGGCCTTCTGCTTGTAGCACACGTTCAGATTCGGTGCTCAACTCAATTGTGGTACGCACATTGAGTTCCAGTAACTCGTCTTGTAGACGTTGCTTGGCTTTCTTGGCCAAAGTTACCACAGTTTTAAACCCATCAATGTCACTGTTAGTCAACACAGATGTCTCAACACTCTCGCCCATGCCATACAAACTTGCACGACTGTCTTCTTTGCGATTGCGAATCTTGTCCAATTTACCAGACAACACTTCTGTGGCCAGTCTCTCAGACTTTGACACAAACACTGTGTAGAAGTTTACTTCTTTCTCAAGTCGAGCAATTTCGGCCAACTTGCGATCAACTCCGGCAGCACTGTTGGCTTGTCCAACTGCCTGGCGAATTTGATACAATACAGTGGTCAACGCATCGCGCCGTCCAATGTTTGTTTTCAACTTGGTCACAGCTTTGAGAACTTCTTGTTCAGCATCCTGAAATTCGTTGATGCTGATCTCGGTAGTCACATCAATATTCTTCACAGCATCATTGATGGCATTTTGCAATGTATTGGCTTTACGTAGTGTAATATTCATTTGATTTCCTTTTCAACAACTTCACAACAAAATAAAAACAGAGTCAAGAAGGCAAGTGACAGACTGGACAAAAAACATGGTAATTAGTTACCAAGCAAGTCACAATGCACAAAGCACAGAGACCTGCATATTCCCAGGGGCAAGACACAAAATTGTCACATCTGGAGCATGCAAGCACGTTCAGTTGTTTAGACTGAATGCCAGAGTTGATTTCATTAACTTTGAAGGTTAATGGATGTCCGCTCTCTTCTCCCTCTCTTCTCCGGGTAGTTCGCTTGCGCTACTACCAAAACTTGGTGCCCCAGGGGAGACTCGAACTCCCACGCCTCTCGACACTGGCTTCTAAGACCAGCGTGTCTACCATTCCACCACCAGGGCAATATCTCTTACTAAGCATGTATTATAACAACAATTCTGTTATAGGTCAATTATTCTGAGCATCAATGTAAATAATACATGTTGCCAGAAGCCGACCTAGTAGAAAAACTCTTAGCATTGCAGATGAAGCAAATGCATAAATTTGATTCAGTCAAGGATCTCATGATCTACCAACGCGGTTTTTTGACCGGATTGCTAAGCCAGTTGGCCCATGATGACACTTATGTTAAACAAGTAATCATTCATCGAATCAAATGTCTTGAAAAATAATTGGTGCAACCTCCAGGGATCGAACCTGGTTCAATGGCTCTTCAGACCACCGCTATGACCACATCAGCTAAAGTTGCATGTTTGGAGTCGCATACGGGTTACGATCCCGTCTGGTCACCTTGAAAGGGTGATGACCTCACCAGAAGTCTAATGCGACATATCCATATAGAAACACACTAGCATAGTACCTAATGCTAACGGGCCCCGGTGGGGGTCTAGTATGTTTTTATATGGTGGGACAGGAGGGATTCGAACCCCCAACGGTTCCTAAGTAACGGATTTACAGTCCGCCGCGACACTAACCATATTCGCCTCTGGCCCATATATGTTGAGACCTTCTCTCAACTGCCAATTTTACTGCCTACGTTTTCGCCGTAAGTGTCATCCTGGACTCCGCCCATTTGGAACTTTTTATTGTGGGTTCCAAGCTCGCGTTGCTTTTTGATACCACTGTGCTGATCGTCAAACTTTTTGTGAGCTATGTAAAAATTTTGTGCCCTTTGAAACTTATTGGCAAGCAATTCTTTAAATGTTGTCGGGCATAATGTATTGCCCTGCTCTTCAATCCTCTGACGGAGTTTTTGCTCTCGTATGTCTAAATCCATTTTTCCCTTTATAAAACAAAAAACCCTGGATGTTTAAGTCCAGGGTTCTAAAAATGTGTAGTACACAGATATTATTTAGAAATCCCTGAAATCATGATACTCAAATGCAAACTCATAGAGTGAGCTCAACAGATGTGCGCATGGCACGCCTGATGTGCGTTCTAGTTTTGCAGGTATCAATGATGTTGTTCTTTGCATGATAGTATCTATTATATACGTTTATTTATACCTTGTCAACCTTAATTTCTTAAGAAAGACAAGATTTTTTGCCAGAAAGTTTTTAACACTTCCTGTTTACATCATTCCCATGCCACCTTGGTTGGCTGTGTTCTTGTCTGCCGGAACGTCATTGATTGAACATTCGGTAGTGAGTAGTAGCCCAGCCACACTGGCTGCATTGATCAATGCGGTTCGAGTGACCTTGGTAGGGTCAAGCACGCCGCTTTCAACCAAGTCACCATATGTGTCATTGGCTGCATTGTAACCAAAGTTACCAGTTCCAGCTAGGACCGAATTCACCACAACACTGGGTTCAGCGCCGGCGTTGTATGCAATTGCACGAAGTGGTTCTTCGCATGCTCGCAACACAATGCTGATGCCTGCATCTTGATCGCTGTTGGCTCCCTTGAGAGAACTGATGCGTTGACGTGCACGTAGCAATGCAACACCGCCGCCTACCACAACACCTGCTTCAACAGCGGCACGTGTGGCATGTAGCGCATCGTCAATTCGATCCTTCTTCTCTTTCATCTCAAACTCAGTTGCGGCACCTGCACGAATCACAGCAACACCACCTGCCAATTTGGCCACACGTTCTTGCAGTTTTTCGCGATCGTAGTCGCTTGTGGCATCTTCAACTTGCACTTGTATTGCACGAACACGATCTTGAATAGCAGTTTCGCTACCAGCGCCGCCAATGATGATGGTATTCTCTTTGTTGATTTCCACACTGGTGGCCTGCCCCAATTGGCTCAATGTGACTTTGTCCAGGGTAAGTCCCAGTTCGTCAGCAACAACTTGGCCACCGGTGAGAATGCCAATATCGTCTAGCATGGCACGTTTACGATCACCAAATCCAGGTGCCTTGACTGCACATGTTTTGATAATGCCGCGCATGTGGTTCACTACCAATGTGGCCAATGCTTCGCCTTCAACATCTTCTGCAAGAATCAACAAAGGCCGTCCAGCCTTGTTCACTGCTTCCAGTACCGGCAACAAGTCACGAATATTTGTGATCTTTTTGTCGCACAACAAGATGAAAGGATTGTCAAGCACAGTCTTTTGACGTTCCTGATTGGTAATGAAAAACGGGCTCAAGTATCCACGGTCGAACTGCATGCCTTCAACGATTTCAAGTTCGTTGTCCAGACTCTTGCCGTCTTCTACTGTGATAACACCCTTGCTACCAACCTTGTCCATGGCTTGAGCAATAATGTCACCAATACTGCTGTCGCTGTTGGCACTCAATGATGCAACTTGTGCAATCTCTTTGTTGGTAGTGCATGGCTTGCTGATGTTGGTCAACTCTGCTGTGATTGCCTGTGTGGCTTGATCAATACCGCGCTTGAGATCCATGGGATTGATACCGGCTGCAACATACTTCATGCCTTCAGCCACAATGGCCTGTGCCAGTACTGTGGCAGTTGTGGTACCATCACCTGCACGGTCAGCAGTCTTGGAAGCCACTTCCTTGACCATCTGTGCACCCATGTTTTCCAATGGATCCACTAGGGATATTTCTTGAGCCACGCTCACACCATCCTTGGTAATAACCGGTGCTCCGTATGCTTTCTGAATCACAACATTGCGTCCTTTTGGACCCAGTGTTACTTTCACAGCATTGGCCAGTGTGTTAACACCAGCTACTAGTTTGAAACGGCTGTCGTTTCCAAAATTTACTTGTTTTGCAGTCATGTTTTTCCTTATGCGATAATTGCCAAAATATCTTCTTCTTTGAGAATAGTGACCTCTTCACCATTTACTCTAATTTTTTGCCCAGACATTTGCCCGAACAACACTCGCTCGCCAATTTTGACCGTGGTTTCGATCTTGTTGCCGTTTTCGAGTATACGTCCTGGGCCTACTGCTAGTACTTCGCCTGTGTTGGGTTTTTCTTTGGCGTTATCTGGGATAACGATGCCGCCTGGGCTACGGGTATCGGGATCAATTACCCGAATAACCACACGATCATATAGTGGATTTAGTTCCATTTTTGCTCTCTCCTTTAAGTTTAAAATAAGCAAGAAAGTTTGCGTAATCCCGGTATGGGCCTTACGCAAACAATATTTATAGTGCCGATATCATGTGCTCAAGATTTTTTGGCAGTTGAATCGTTTTCTAGACACAGCAATCTCATGACCTCAAACTTTTCCCATGCGTCTTTGAGACCCGGGTGCGTTTCCATCAAAGTTCTGATCCTTGAGTCTTCGTTACGCTTTTCTCGTGCCCAGTCTAGCAGTGCTTCGGCTTCGCTAGTAAGTCCAACTGATGTATGGCTAGAAGTTTCTTTCCAGCAGGCACCATCATACACTTCCATGTTATTGGTGTTGGTATTCCATCTGATCATGCCAGCTCCTACAGCACCGGGACTGAAGTAAACTCCCACGCCATGACCGCCGGATACCGATATGTATCTTCCTGTTGGAGTTATTTGCTTGATCATCCTCGCATGCTCTCCAGCGTGATCATTTTACCCAGTTCACGTTCAAAATCCAATTCTTCGGGAATTATATACAACTTGTGTGTGCTTCGATCAGTGCGAGAATCGTAGTGCCTAAAAGTAATAATCTTGCCACCAACGGCAGTGCGAACTGTTATGTTCAATCCGTTTTCAGTATCAACGTCTGAGGTGTGGATCAGTCGCGAAATTTTTCTATTAGAAACAGAAGGAGAAGCTAGTTCGTTGTAGTTTGAGTCGTCAAGCCTGTTTTTTAGCCATCTATAAAACCAATTCATAATATTCCATCTAGTTCAGTTATACTTGATTATAGACAACTGTGCATACCTAGTCAAGTGATTTGGTAAGTTCAGTTGTCTTCCCACTCAACGGGAGTCCAACCTAATTTTTTTAAATCTTCTCGTATTTCGTCTGTGACCACACCTTCGCCCACAAAGTTTTTTTTGTACCAGTGATGCCGTTCCTGTTGTTCCACAGACATTTTTGCCAGTTCCTCTTCAGAAATTTCCCCTTGTATGCCTGAGCAGTACCAGTCCATGTAGTCGCCCTTGCCGCACATGTCTGCCACAATGCCGCCGGCATAACGCCAACTGGCACTCCAGCGTTCATTCTTTAAAATAGGCCAAACATCAATCTTTTGAAACTGCATGTTGCACATGGCTGCATACAAGTTCTGAGCATAAGAGTCGCTGGTACGAACTTTTTCCAGGATCCAGTCAGTACTACGAAGATCATATTCCATATTGTCCTTTTGCCAGGCAGAATCCAAGATTTGTTCTGCTGCTTGTTCTTGCCAAGAGTCATACATTTTAACATAGTCAGGATTGGGCTCTTCGCCATACTCCTTGCAACGTTTAATGTAACTTTCTTTTTGAAAGGTGTGCCGATCAGGGCTTGAGCTTATTTTGTTTGACATACTTGTTGAACGTATTTGGTTGCTAGATGCTTTTGCCAAACATACCCAAACATACTGAGCCATCTAACAGCATGCCCGTTATTTTTCAATGCAGGGTTTGATGAAAAAGTTCCAAGCCCACCAATATAAGAAGCTTCAAAATTGATCACTCCGCCAAGGATCAAGTCGGCAATGCGTGGCTCCCAGATCACTGCAAGATCAACTCTGTTAGGTTCGGCAAAATTGTCAAAGCTAACGGATCTCTGGTAAGAATCAATCGCAAATTCAAAATTTGATTCTAATATTTCCATACGAAACTGTTTGGCTTCTGCGGCCTGGGGCACGTATGCCAAGAACTTATCTATAAAAATATCCATGAGTTGGTTACGTTGTGCAACAGTAAACTCTAACTCAAGATCTCGGTATCGCAACTCGCCGTACTCATTCCAAAAGTTCACAGATGCTTGCTTGATGCCATCTTCAGTGTAGTGCTTTCTACCAATACCTTGCACAACTTGACCGTGCTCAAAGTAATCGCCTGGCAACATATCAAGTAAATTAACAGACAACTGTTCTTGTGCCAATGTTTGATTTACAAACTCTCGACTGACAAAGCCTGACATTTCGTTGGCCCGAACATTGGTTGAAAATGTTTTTAGATGTGCCGCATAATGTAAAAAATATGTTGCATCTAAGTTGATAAAGTTTTTTGCACCCGACACAATCTGTGTTCTAGTTCGAGCA